CAAAGGATATTGTAGAGCCACAGGTGCAACGTCATTTGCATGGGATGTATCAATTGATTCAAACTCAAGTGTAAATGGTACTACATCTATTATAGGCACAGCATCAACAAGCCAAGATGCAACAGGTACAAACGGTGCAGGTGAAAAGGTGTATTGGCAGTTTGCGGGTGGTAAAGGCGGCGTAACATATCCAAGTGGCGGTATGGAGTTAATAATGAAAGTAAATTGTACGGCTACTAATGCTCACGGCTCAACAGCCGCACCCGAATTAACAATTACTTACATCTTTAATTAGATACTCCTTAAATACCCTATGATGTAATGGTAGTATATGTCAGAAATGATGAAACATCCCGCATGGATAATGTGGGAAGAAGCGTTGAGTGAAGAATTAGTGAATGAAATAATTGAGGCGGCAAAGGAAGCAGAGCCTCAAAAAGCCTCTACCTTTAGAACAGGTGAAGGTGAAGAAGATGGTCATAGAAAAACCCAAATAAGGTGGCTACAAGATGAAAAATACAAACCTCTTACAGAACAAATGATGTGGTATATAGAAAAAGCCAACGAACATTTTAACGTAAAAGTATCTTATTTACCCCCTTTACAATTTACAGAATACAAAGATATAGGTTATCATTATGGTATGCACCATGACATTGACTGGAACAGACAAGACGGAATGCATAGAAAGGTAAGTATTGTCGTACAATTATCAGACCCCGAAGATTATGAAGGTGGTGAATTAACATTTAGCCATACTCAGAATCCCGACCCAGTAGCACTTGCTAAGAAAGGTACAGTAATATGTTTCTTATCATACTTTGAACACGGAGTTGCACCTATTACTAAAGGTAGTAGGACAAGTCTAGTAGGATGGGCCGAAGGTCCACGTTGGGAGTGATTTTATGGGAGTAGTAAGAACAGGAAAAATAGTGTATATTGCGCCCGAAAAGTCATATACCAATGTAAACATTGAAGAGACACCTCATGGGTTCAAGATTTACCGAAGGGGTAGTGAAAGAGCATTTACTGTTATACCACACTCAGCAGTTAAACAAATAATATACGATAGAGAGGAATAAAAATGAATAACACAACAACAGAAACGTGCATGAATGCACTAAACGAAACAATAGATTGCATACCCTTAGACTCATCTTCATTATTAGATGATATAGAATTAATACTGTTATCTTTAGCAGCATTAGTAGGTATAGGTGTATTTTTGTACAAAAAATACCTAGTACTAAGTGCTGATGGTAAAATAACACTAGACGAATTATTAGATTCAGTAGATGAGGTTAAGGAGAAAGCCGAAGAAGCAAAAGAAGAAATAGAGAAAATAGAAAAAACTCTTGATTCACATAATGTTTCTGAACTAAAAGAAAAATTGAAAGAAGCAGGTCTTTCAGTTAAAGGCAAAAAAGCAGACCTTGTGGCTCGATTAGAAGCACACATGGGTGAGGCTTAGTGTCAGACGACGTAATATCTTTAAGGTTAGATAACTTAGAGAATATAACCGAAAGACATGAAAGGTTGATAGAACAACTTGTACAGTCTCAAGTAAATATGCAAACAGGGCTTGCTAAGGTGGCTACTGAATTGGAAATAACTAACGGCCTAATAGGTACTTATATGGCTAATATGCAAAAAATTATATTTACCCTAATAGCAATAGTAGCGGGTGCTATGGGAATATCTACACAAATGTGATTATATGACAAGCGAAAGAGAAAGATGGAATGCGTGGGTAAGCCATTTGTCTCAAACAAGCGGCTCTACTGCTGTAAAAGTTAGTAATATTGAAAAGACACTTGAAAAATATCAAACCAAAAGTATGCGTATGCATTGGATAACGCAGATATTAGTAATAGGAGTGATTGGTTTAAATGGTATATTATTGTTCTACAAGTGATGTCGGACTTAGATTGGGTCTTAACTCAGCGCAAAGAGTACAGGCAGGTAATACTTTACAAGTAGCAATCCGTAGGGCTTCTATTGAAATAGAACAGGTCTATAATGATTATGGTAGGTCTAACCCTAGTGTTACAGAAACTACCGCTAACGGTGCTGTATCAGTAGGTGCTACCACTATAACACTAACTAGCGCAAGTGCGTTTGCTACTTCCGGTAGCGGCAATATTGACGGTGATACAATATCTTGGACTGGTAAATCTAGTAATGATTTAACAGGTGTTACAGGAGTTTCTATTGCACACGCAAGTGGTGTTACTGTTCAACAAGGTGAGTTTGCACACGTTCTTAGAGAAATATGTGCAGATATAGCAGCAGCATATTACATGGAAGATGAATCCACATTTCACGAAGGTGGTGATACTCTAAGAGGAAATGTACTTAGAGAAAGGGGAGTAAATAACCTTACAAGATTGGCTCATCTCGGAAGTTTTTCTTGAGGTAATTATATGGCTAATCTAAAAAAACAATTTAAGGTAAAACAAGAAAAGAAAGGCGCAGTTTTTATTAGTGGAGAAAACTATGTCCATCCGGGTTGGGTTAGATTAGGAACAATGACTAAAGCAAGAGGTATTTACTCTAAAGTATTAGGGGAAAATATACGCAATTTTCAAAGCCAAATAGCAGAATTAGAAAATAGAACTTGGTTTGAATTAAGTCAAGGTAAAATTAGAGACGGTAGGGCTTTAACAAAACAAGATAAAAGATACTTAAAACAAAATAAAGACAATAGCCGAATAGGGTCTGCGGGCTTTAGAAACTCTCAACAAGCAAATATGAGAAGTTTATTTACCGCACCGGGATATATGCCGGGTACAGAAATTAAATTAAAAAGCGGGGAAACAGCCGAGGCTACATCTGCGGCTAAATCAAGAGAAGCATGGAATAGAGTATTAAGAAAACAAAGAGCAGCCTCTAATTTAAGGCAGGGCCGTTTTGGTTTTAAAGCCGGTGGTAGAATAGATAGAAGTAAACCTAAATACCCAAAACCTCTTAGAAATAAAGAATACAACTTAAGTTTTAAGGCTTATTTCGATAAATCGGCTTTTATCAAACAATCTACTTATTTGACAGAAGGAGTGTATATGTTATCTAAGGCTTTTTTGGGTGATGTAGTACATAGAACAGTAGTAGAAACAAGAAGAGAGATAAATAATAGGCCCGGAACGAGTAAAAGCAAGCATTTTAAAAAGAAATCAAGATGGGGTCATACAGATGTACCCACAGGAGAAAATAGTATTACTTCTTTCAACGCAAGAGGGTCAGCCCATAAATTAACAGGTGATGCTATAAGTAGAATTGCTAGGTCTTTATACGGTAATTTAATAGAAGAAAAAGGCGAAGGAACAGAAAAATATTCAAGATATATTTCTTTCATTATAGGTTCTTTCGATGAAGGAGATAGTAGTACAAGACCTACTGGTGCAAGAGGTAGTAGAATGAAAAAAGGCGGCAAATCTTTAACAGAATTGCGAGAAAACACTCAACAACCATTTAGAGTTAGGCCAAATGTACGACCTTCTCCTAAATCCGGTACTGCTGCATACTTTTTAGGTAAAGGTACAAGATTTAATAGAAGGCAAGGTATGAGTGGCAGAACATTTAGAAAACAATTAAAGAGGCAGTAAATATGGCAGTAGCGAAAACAACACAGTATTGGAATAGTAGAATGAATGGTACAGACCCCGAATCATTGACAGGGTATTTCCAAGATTCTTGGACTGCTGCATCCGGTGGTGGTACTGCTTCTAGTGGTGATTGGGTTGTAACGAACGGTACTTATACTATAACGCCTACAACTGATACAGCGTACACATTTGTTGCGTGTTTATCTTACACTACTGCACCGGATGATGACGAAGTACTTATAAAATTAGATAACGGTACAAAGAAGGTAGAAGTAAAAGGTACTGGTAATGGTACATCTCTTAAATTAGTAGGTGCTACAACAGTTACAGTAAGTGATTTAGATTTACTTTTAACGGAAAATAACCCAGTACCTTTAGTTTTGCGTTTAACTTTAGACGCATCTGGAACTGCTAAAATGTATATACATGAAATTATACAGGATGATAATGCAGAAGATATATTTAGTACTGTAACAGGAGCAACAGGTTCTTCTAAAATTATACAATGGGGAAACACAACAGGTAATGTAAAATGGTCTAATGTATATTATTCTAAGTTCGGTGCGTTTACGCCCGAAGAATTAATGACAAGTGATTTTGCACAAGACGCAGTACCAAGAATGGGTATTGCTGTTGTTAATTTGTTGAAAAATACACAAAAAATATATCTAAAAACACAAGTTTCCGATGCTAATATAGTATATGGTTACGACATATCTTCAAGAATGTTAAATAGATATACTACACCTAACATACATATTGTTATTACAGGTCTTGATTCTCCACAGTTTGAGGCATTATCCGGTTCTAAGATAAAGCAAAATTATGATGTAGAAATATATGTTACTACTAAAGGTACTAATTATGAAAATGCTTACAGACAAGGTTTAAATATTATAGGAGAAGTGTTTGACGAATTATATGTTAATACTGGTGTTTTAGGTACTACTGATAGCCTTGTGTCATATAGCGCAGAATTAGATACTAAAATGGATGATGACGAAACAGTATGTGTGCATACTTTAACTTTGACATATATGCGTTTGTTAGATATGCGGCATAGATAATAATATTGATAAGAGACTCGGTTCGTTCTACACACACATAGAGGTAATAATATGGCGACAGAGTTCTTAAATAGGTATATTTCAATAGAAAAAGAAGCGGCATACGGAACCGAACCTAGTGGAACACAAACATTTGGTGAGATTGATGATGAATCAATTTCAATGAACTTTGAGATGCTAGGTAGGTCAGATATAAGCAGACAACAATCAAGCAAAATGGTAACAGGTACAGAGTATTCCGAGGGTGGAATAAACATGGCTGTACAAGTAGATGATTTCTTCGGAATGCTACTACACGGTATTTTACCGGATGACACAGTATCGGGTAGCGGTGCTACTTCAAAACATTCATTAGAGCAAGCATTTTTTGGTCTTAACAAAAGAACAAGTAATACAGCATTAGCAAACGAAGGTGTATTTTCTGCATCTACTTCTTACGCTATTGGAGATTACGTTATTTACAATGATGAATTGTACAGATTTACTGCTACACATTCCGCAGGTGCTTGGGATGCAGCAGACGCATACAAAATTATCTATCCTTCTTTTACCGTAAGAGTAGGTAGAGAAGCAAAAGAACACACATACACAGGCATGATGCTTAACAGTATGTCTTTAACTGCTAACGTAGGAGAATACGTTATGGCTAGTTTTGATTTCGTAGGGAAATCAGAATCCGCTACATCTGCATTACAAACAAGTACAGTTCTTTATGACGGTGTTTCTTTAGATGCACTTCATTTCGCTAACGGTACAGTAAAGTTCGACAATGGTACAGACGGATTAGGTTCAGCAACAGCAAAGGTAAAGGGAGTAAACCTAAGTATTTCTATGAACAGAGATACAGATAACTCATACGGTCTAGGTAGCAGTACTTACAGACACGCACCTGCTTCACAACAAATGGAGATTACAGGTAGTATTGACTTTAACGAAGTTGTTTACACAGCAGCAGCAGAAGAACCTACCTACGATACTTTAGTTGCAGAAGATGGTTTATCCTTTGAGGACCCTAACTACAACGGTAACTCTATTATGCAGTTAGTCTTTACTGATGACGAATCAACACCTTCTAATCTTACAATTAACCTATACCACTTAAGGTTTGAAGCCCCTACTGCTAACGTAAGCGGTAGAGATACAAACACAATGTCTGTAAACTTTACAGCATTAGTGAATCCACTACTAGGAAAAGCAATTGACATTAGCATAGCAGGTACAGGCTTAGATGACGGTAGCGGTGCGCCAACAGCATACTGAGGTGAACAAGTATGGCTAACAATGGTGGTACAGTAATATCAGACAAAACCAAACTAAAAGTTAATGCTTTTACAGGAACAGCAGCAGAAGTACAAACGGCATTTAGGGCTGCAATAGCCAACGATGACGTAGTAATTTCTTGTGATACTACAAGAAAAAAAGACAGTAATGTCATTACATTAACCGTAGTATGGTATGATGTAGCATAAATATAAGGTGAGAAAATGGAAACATATGAAGATAAAGAAGGAAACATTTGGTCTAAAGAGATGAAAGATGGTAGATTGGTTGAAAAACTTATCGAAAGAAAAAAGAAAGCGGCACCAAAAAAGAAGGCTGCTAAAAAATCTAAGAAAGAGTAAGGTGTTACAATGAGAGTATTGGTCGCAACAGACGATATAGAAGTTTTGGCCGCAGCACTAGGGCAGCATTCTCCCGAAGAAGTGTTTTGGTGGGCTAATGAAGCAGATAGAAAAGCAGGTTATCGTCTAGGTTTAGTAAAAGGACACATTGTGGCTAATACTACCTTAACAAGAGATGAAGCAATTGATTTAGGATGGGATAAAGTAATGAAAGCATTACCCCGTTCTTTTACCCCAAAAGTAGATGAAGAAGAATGAATGATAGGAATACTTTCATAAACACTTTAGGTGTTTGGGAAATTAAAGAAGATGGAACTATCCGTCTGATAAGTGAGGCTGAGCCGCCAAAAGAAAGAAAAAAGAGTGATAAATATGCCAGTACTAAAAAAAGAAATAGAACTAAATGATGGAACAAGAATATGGGTTAAACAAGCGTCTGGAATGGCGAAACTCAAAATTACAAATCTACAAGCACAAGCATTTAGAAAAATGCGTCATGCGGGTGAACCTACTGATTGGACCGATGAACAGAATGAAGAGTTTGCTACTATGCTAGATGAAATGGGTGCGGGAATGACTGACCAAATAGAGGCGTGGGTTCCTAATTGCATCTTAGATGAAAAAATTAGTTTAGATGATTTAACATTTGAAGAACTAAATGAAATATTACAATTCGTTCGTGGAGATACAGAAGAGGGCGCAGTCCCTTTATAGACTTTATTAGAGTAGCCCCCTCTCTATGTATGGCGTATAAGGGGGTATTACCCTCTGATTTGTGGGATAGGTATGATGGTGAGGGCGGAGCATATAAAATGCAACTAGACATGATTATGGCAGCAGAAATCAGCGATAAAATATCCGAAGCAACTAAAGATGCTAAGACTGATGCTAAAGGTGCAGTAGCACGTAGAAATCAAAGGAGAGAGCAACGAAAATACTTATCAAACGGTGGTGATGTACTACAAGCGATTAAGGATAGCGGAATGCCTATAAAGGGTGAGAGTGGAGATAGTGCAGCATGATAGATAATTTACTTTTAGGGTATCTTACAAGTTTTATACCTATTGTTTGCGCTGTTACTTTACTTGTTCTTAGAGCCGGTGCGTCTAGGGTTTTCTTCGACGTTGTAGGTACGTTCCAAGCAAACAGATTAATCAAAGATGCTAAAACTGCAAGCGTAGTCTTTCAATCTCTTATGCTTGATGCTATTAGTGGTGTACAAGAGGCAGGTCAAGCCATAGGCGACCAGTTTGCCGGTATGATGAATAGTATGACTCCTATTGCTAGAGAAATAGAAACGGCAAGAATAGAATTAGAAAAGTTTCTTAATGTAACAGAAGATACTGCTAAAGTACAAAACGAAATACAAGCAACAGGTTTAGACTTTGGGTTTTCAGCCGACCAATCATTCCAAGCAGCCGCAAGAATGGCACAACTAACAGGTGTTTTAGGTCAAGGTTCAATGGGTGTAGGTACAGAAGTAGGTATGCAATTCGGTATGATAAGCAACATGGAAACAGAAGCGGCCATGCAGCGTATGATTAACTTACAACAACAGACTAAGTTTATGACCGAAGGTATAATGGAAAATGCTACCGAACAACAAAGAATAGATTCTATTAGAGAAAACTCTATTAGGGTACTAGACCAACTTAACACAATTGAGAACAGGTCTGCTTCTACTATGGAACAGATTACTTATGTTATGAATCAGTTCGCTTCACAGGCTCACATTACAGGTGAAAGTATAGCGGCTATGGCGGCTCAGTCTGCTGTTCTTATCGAAGCGGGTGAGGAACAAGGTAAGGGTGGTAGAGCCTTGCGTATGATATATGCTAGGTTAGGTGCTAATACAAGCGGAGCAGCAGACGCATTCCACGAATTAGGTATCGCTACACATGATGAAGAGGAAAACCTAAGAAGTCTTTCAGAAATACTGGGCGATTTACACAAAATATACGGCACTTTAGAAGATTCAGAAAAGACTGCTTTGGCTCAAAAAGTAGCAGGTAACAGGCACTATACAAGATTCCTAAAGTTAAGCGAAAACTATAACAGGGCTTTAGAGTTAGAGTTTGAAGCGACCATGAGATTATCTCCGGCTTTAGAGGAAATAAATAGAAGGAGACAAACAGATTTATTCCAATTAGAAAAGGCAGAAGCAAGACTTAAAAATATGTCCGGTGCTATCGGTAACGCACTAATACCTGCTTTAACAGAAGCAACGAACAGACAAGCGGATTTGAATGCAGAAATCGCTATGTTCTTAGGTAGTGGTGGCGTAGGACAGGTAGTAGGTAAAATGGCTAGTTTCGGTCAAACATTTACTAACGCAATAGGACCAATGTTTAATACTATGGTAAATCTACAAATGCTTACTGTTGCTATGGGAACATACCAATCAGTTGTTAGGGCTTTGTCCGGTGATGAATTAATTAACCAAGATGCCTACGGTAACAAAGCCGCAGCATATTCCACAGGTACAGCACAAATGATGCACCACGCTGCTAGTGTACAGAATATAACCGACCAACTAAAAATGCAGACTTTTGAAACTGAAAAATTAGAGCAAGCCATTGTTGATAAAACTATGGCAGACATTAAATCAATTTATACAACAGAACAAGAAATATTAGGAAAAAAACAAGAGATTAATTTAGCAAAGGAACAATTATTAATTAATAAAAAATTAAGACAGGAACAGGCTAGAAAAAACGTAACCAAAAAATCTAGTATTCTTTTAGATGCTGATGCAAAACTAGAAAAAAAGATTAAAACCCTTGATGGAGAATCAAGGGCTTTGGCAAGAAATAATCAAGCCATAGATTTTAATACAAGAAAACAACTTAACACAGCACAAGTATTACAGATAGTAGGTGCAGAATATGATGAACTCACGGCAAAAATAGGTAGCCATAATCTAGCAGTTGATATAGAAAGAGAGCAAAACAGAAAACAAATGCTTGCTGATACTGCGGCACAAGCAGGTGCTATGAATAATCTTACTATGAAAATGGGTGCGGTAGGTACAGGTTTTATGTTGTTTGGTAAAGGACAAAAAAGTATGAGAATAGGTATAGTATTAAATACTGCTGCTATGGTAATGCAATTAAACGCTATGAGATTAAAGAGCGAGGCTACTAAAAAAGATACTGTTAATACTGCTGTAAATATCAAAGCAAATCAAGGCCAAGCATTTTCTTTTGCGGCTGTGGGTGCATCGGCAAAAGTAGCCGCAAAATCAATCGTAGCATCTAGTAGGGCTGTTATGGCAGCAGTACCTCAGTATTTGGCTTTAGGTTTGGCGGCTATGGCTGTTGTTGAGGCTTTAGAGTTTTTAGGTATTATGGGAGATACAAGTAATTTAGATTTCGATAGCGACTTAGAATCTATTGATAAATACAAAGCAAGTACAGGAGAATTAATGGATTTGATAAAAGACGAATCACACACTATTGATAGTCTTACAACTTCTATAAAAGAAAAGAAAGCAGAAGTAGAAACTTTATCTAAGTTTGAAGATACAGTAACTAAAGCAAGAATTGAACAACTACATACAGAATTAGGTTTGGAACAAAGCCTTTTAGATATTAAAAAGGCACAATCAATTATAGCACAACAACAGGCAGGTACTTTTGACTCTACAATAATAGATGAATATTTTGCGTTGAATAATGAATTAGATAGTCTATTTGATAAATATGGTAAAAACGGTACGGGTATTTCACTAAAAGGTTATGAACAAATGGCTGCAAGAATAAAAAGCGATTTACCCTTTGGAGAATCTTTTGGTAAACAAATAAAAGATGCAGAAAAAGACCTTGCAGATTTCGCTAAAGAAAACGAAGTAATATATTCTTTAATGCAAGAAAGAGGAATAGAAAGTTTAGAAGATTGGGAAGCGTTTATAGATGGTGTTAAGTCCGGTTTAGAAATACTTAGTACGGCAGAAAGAGATGCAATAGGTATGGTAGTAGATGGTTATACCGAAGCGTCTGACGCACTACATGAGTTTTCCAATGCTAGAGAAGAATTATTCTACGGTTTTTCCTCTAATAATTTAACCGGAAATCTAGTTAAGCAAGTAGTACAACAAGGAGTGGAAACTCTTATAACTACCACAGAAGTAATTATGACTAATACATTTAATGGTATGACTACTACCGAAGCAGCAAATCAAATATTAGATGAAATAGAAAGAGGGGCAGGTCTAAGAGGAATGAGCCTTAGCAGTTCTTGAGGTGATTTGGTGGTAAGGAAAGTATCTAGTATTTATGGTGTATGGCTTGCGGGTTACTACGATGACTTTAATAGTGCTAGGGCTATAGCCGATGATAACAATTCACCTAGTGCAACAAGCGATTATAGTATAACATCTAGTCATTTTGGAAATCCTATGAACGGAGAGGCTACTTTAAATCCTAGATACAGATTTAGTATAGCAGATAGAAATAGACTAGGTAGTTACGGCAGTAATTTTTTAAGTACTACTAGCAATCAGTATCTTAGCAACAAAGGTTTGTTTGAGTGGTTGTCTTATGATTCTTCAAGACAAAAACCGGAGAAGTGGGAAGGTAGAGCGCAACTACAATATCCCGACGGACACGTAGCAAATAGATATAAGTTTAATGCTGTATCATCAGAAGATTATCTTTTGTTTACTAACGGGTACGATACGTTAGGTAAATACTATGTAGGTACAGGCGATAACGATTCTACACTTGGAAGAACAGCCATGAAATCATTTTACAATTCCGGTGGTACTACTAATTATGTTGATAAGGTAGCAGGTGAAATAGTCGCTAGTGGAGATTTTATGCAAAGAGCGCATTTAGTCGGTACTTGGATGGGAGAAACACTAGGAGAATCCGGTACATGGGATGCAACAAGTACTACACCACAAAATCTTTTTGCTCCTGTTACATCTCCATCGGGACAACCCTTTTTGGCTATACAAACTTATCGCTCTGCATACAACAGTAGTAGCGGAAAACCTACTTTAATTTATAGAGGTTCTTTGAATAGTAAATTAGATGGAGATACTTTTACCGCAAGAATAGCAGCAAGAGCATTTAACGGTGCTACTGCTAACAATGGTAAAATTGACTTAAATCTACTTTTTGAATTAGGTTTTGAATCTACTGATTTTCCTACTAGCAGTATTTCTTCCGGTTTTAGTAATAACCCTGCAATAAGCAAAACTATTGATTTAGATAGCGGTAGTACAATAGAATATGATGCTTTAGGATTTGAATACATAGGTAATGACACAGCACAAAATGTTATTAATGATAATACATGGATAGATTTTGATTTTGTTATGGATTACACAGCACAAACTTATGACGTATATATTAACGGAGAAAAAAAGGTTACGGGTGCAGCGTTTGATGAAACAAGAACAGCAGAAAATATGTATGGTTTTCAATTGACACTTCTACCTAAATCCGGTAGTAGTACTTCTACAACACTTATGGTAGATAGAGTAGGTCTAGTTAGGTATCTTACAGATGCAGAAGATTATGCTAGTTATGAGACACCTATACAGTCTCTAAAAATTACTTATCCCGTAAATGGTTTTTCTTCTGCTAGTTTAGAAATCAACGATATGCCTAGTTATGAAAGTGGTGGGACAGATAATCTAAACTTAGGTATGAGAAAACAAGATTATTTGTTAAACCTTAAAAGTATATTCTCTTCTTCTACGCCTGTTGATTGGTCTTTGTTAGTTTTCGCAGGTGCAAACGCTAGAATAGATAGACCAGTTTGGAGAGGTGTAATAAATACAATGAGTATTAACCAAAAAGGTAGAAACAGAACAATAGATTTTTCTGCTACCGACAATATCAACTTACTAGATAGACAAGTACCTCTTTGGGAAATAGGACAGAAGGGTATAAATGATTCAGAAAATGCGGTTACAGAATATTGGCTTTATGACGCACAGGGCTTTAAGAGTATTATGAATCTAGGTACTTTACCGCTAAAAGTATTAAGTGGTAATATAGGGTTTGACGTAGACGATTCTTACGAAGAAACATCTAATCAAAGAATGCAGTTGGGTTCGGGTCATCCTATACAGATGTACAACAATGAATCTACTACTGGGCCAAATAATTTGGAAGATGAATACGACGGTATAAACCCAGATACTTTTCACGAAACTTTAGTTACTGGCACTAAGAGAACTACTATTGAAGTACCTTCGGGTCATGGATATACTACAAGTAGTAGTATAACTATAAGTGGCTCAGATAATTTTAACGCAAGTAGTATAAATCCAGTAGACGCACAGGCAACCACACTAAGTTTTTCACAAAGTGATTTGCCTTTCGGTGCTAGTCAAATAGGAAGCGGAAGTATAGTTTACGCAGGTAAATACACAGGCGTAGATTTTGACACTACTATTGCTGATAATATAACAGAATATGGTAACTGGCAAATATTAGTGGCTACGCAGTACCCACAATCTACTGACCCAACATCAGAATATGTTACATTTTTCTTTGATGCTGACCCCGCACTATCTTCGGGAGATGTATTTTATGTCAATAGATTAACAATTGGTGGTGCAGCAGAGAATACACAAAGTGGTAGGCACGTTGTCGCATCTACTAAAAAAACTTTGAACTACTATGATGCTTCTACTTTAAGTAGTACATATATTTGGTGTGTAACTACAACAACAACATATACATCCGCAAGTGAGTTCGGTACATACACAAGTAACACAGGACTTAAGACAGGTAACGATAGAAAAGAATGGACTAGCGATAGAGGCGTACTTACACCTGCTCCTTCGGCTTTCACGGCTGCCGAAAATAGAGTTTTACACGCTAGATGGATGAGAGATTTACCTAATTCTCTTTGGTTTAAATATCATTACGGTATCATAAAAGAAAACGTAATAGGTAGTTGTGCTATACAGGCTAATGTTGCTATTAGTGCTACCACAGTACAAATAACTTCTACTCTTTATAGTGCGTTAAGTAATTACAAAAGTGGCGTAGCAGAAATAAAAGACCCCAATAATGGTAATATAACTAAGTTTATTTATCAAGGTATTTTATCTAGTGGTGGTAATTATTATCTTGTTGGATGTAAATATATAAGTCAATCTTTTACATATCTTGACCCTTCGGCTTTTGGTTCACATCTTTGGTCTATGGTAAATATATTAGACATATCGGATGACTACAAACATCTTTGGTTGCTTTGGTCTGATATGAGAAATAATGGTAAAGCCGATGCAGATGGTAGTTTTAGAAAACAAGATTTTGGTTTGAATTATCCTACGTCTGAAAACTACGATGTATCTCTGTATTATGTAGACCAAACAGATACAGACGGTAACATAGATAAGTTTGCATCTTTGAAGGTAGGAGAGGATATAGATATATGGAATGTAGATGCTACAAATGAACCCGTTAGTGGTGCTGCATTTTCTAAGACTCCCGATTATTCTTTAGGGGAAGAAGTAACTATTACATATGGGTCAAACCAATTAGTAGTTAGTGGCTCTACTGAATCTAGGTACACAGTAGGTTCTTACGCTACAATATACAATAGTCTACACTACAACGGAACATACAAAATAGCGTCTATTAGTGGCTCAAGTACTATTACTTTAGAAGGGGTTACAGCAGGTACTAATACTAACGCAGTAGTAGGTAGCGTTATGATTGCACCCGCAGCAGCCTCAGAATCAGAAACAGATACTAAATATCACGACTGGGAAGATAAAGCAGGTGCATTTTTAGTTATAGATTCGTCACCTTTCTTTAACCTTAATACTTTAGCGAACAAAGGGCAATCGGGTCAAATCTCCGGTGGTAGCAGCGACTTAGGAGATTATGTAGCAACGGTACATGGATTCCCTGCTTTGATAGATAACTACTATGCAGAAGCAATTTCATCTTACAAAACTACTGCTTCTCCTTATACTGCACACCCTAATGAAAGAAGGTTGTTATCTGACGCTACATTTGCAGATGAGGGGTTATTTACTGGTGATGCCGGAATACCTGTCGAAGATGTATCTAATTTTTCAGATAGAGGCACAGGATTAATATCAGCAGATTTAGAAGGTTCGGATGATACTCAAGAGTTTTATTTCTGTTGGACTGGTAAACTAGGCACAGCAGTAGAAAACACAGCGATAGCAGTAGATTCTTCGGACAGTTCTAGTTACCCTATACCTAATACAACTCTTACCAAGACCGGAGAAACCTTTGTAACAAAAGGGGTTACTAACGGTATGGTTATAAAAAATACTACAAACACCACAAGACACAATGTATTATCGGTAGTAGACGAAGATACAATAATTGTTAGTGGCACATGGACTTCCGACTCTTCTAATACAGATGATTATACAATTCCGGTACAACTAAGTAATGTATATCTAACATCTGCTACAAGTATTACCGACTCTTTGAAAGATACACCCTTTGCATTAGAAGAATATTTGTGGAATGATTATGTAAGTAGTTGGATGAATAACTACAATAATTTAGGGGTAAAAACAACTATAAGAATAGCAGGTAGCACGATAGATGCATCTTCAATAGCAGTTCATACTACTGTTAATAGTGATTTTATGTTAAGACTTGTTATGAATGTAAAAGGGGATGTGAAAAGCGAGAATAGTGGTAGTTTTTATGATAGTGATAAGTTTAGATTACTATGGTCTGCTGCTATCATGGATTCTTGGTTGCCTAAAACTAGATTATCATGTGCTTTTGACATAAATAATATACCTATAACTTCCAATATGACTACTGACGGTACTACTAACAACAACGATACTTACGGAAGTACCGTAGATAGCCGTACTAAGACGATTCTAGCCACGATAAATGATATTAGGTCTAAGAGTGGCTTCGGCACAACAAACGGGCTTAAAACAACCTTTTCTTACCTCATGGGTAGAGATGGTAGATTTGAGTATAGACCTAAATATAATAGTGGTTTAGTTTTGACTAGAGAAAACCTAAAAATATCTAATCTAAGAACAGATGTAGCAGGTCAAATAACGAATGTTCGTGTTTACTACAATAATTCACAGGCTTTCGTAGATTATCCGGCCACAAATCTTACAGATACTAGCCGTTGGAAGGTTTTAGAATACCCTAATGTTACTTCTAGCGTAGAGGCTGAGTTTATAGCAAAACAATCTTATAACCAAAATCAAGAAACTCGTATGAGTATTACCGCTTCTCCTATATTAGAAGGTGGAGTACAACACAAAATGATAGAAAGTGGTAGATTTGGTTATATTTCTGACGCACAAATCGCTCTACAAGGTTATGGTGATTATGATTCCGGTAATACTAACAAAGGAAACTCTTGGACTAGATTAGGTACAGGCGGTGTTTTGTTTTCCGGTATGACTAATGCATTAGATGGGAATATGAAAACTTCTACCGATATATACAATAGATATGGTAATTCTGCTTTTACACATACTGCTAGTGATGTTGCTTGGGACGATAATTATTATTGGTATGGTTCTAAATCTCTTAGTTATGCATTACAGATAGTCCATATACCTAATTTTACGCCAAAAATAAGTACTACTACCTCACAACCTTTAAGGGTTTTTATATCTATAAAAAACCAAACTTCTACAGTAGATGATTGCGAGTTTACTATACATCTTGCTGATTACAGTTTTGCTGACGATAGAGATAAAGCACCTACTTTATCTGCTGCAACTTCTAAAGATGTAAAACGTAGTGGTTTTTACGAAATAGATATACCTTCCTCTTATGGTGCAGTAGCAAGTGCAAAAATAGTAGTTAGTTTTAACGCAGAATATTGTCGTGCTTTATTACGTCATAGATGCGGTGATGGTACTAATATTTTAAAGAATGCTAACTCTTTACAAGGTATTACTCTATCAACAGGAAATGCTAACAGTATTTTCCCTCTAGGTGGTAGAGAATACTCAGAAATGTTTGGTGGATTCACAGTAGAAAGAAATGAATGGTATGCACCAAGAATCAATATTACTAATGATTTGTCCTATATTCCCGCTACTTTTGTTTCATATACTGATGCAGGTATAGGATTAGATACGGCTACTACTTTAACCATAAAAGAAGTAAATTGGGATGTAGCGGCTAGTAAAAAAGAAAATGTAACTTTTAAATTAGAAAGGGATGAATCTCTAAGTAGCGGTGGAATAATGGGTTACTTATTCCCTACTGATGGTAAAACAAGACAGGTAGGAAATCAAGATTCAAGAGGGTATGTACCTGCTGCACCCGAACAAACAAGTACTGTTGTGCCACCACTAAAGACACCCTCACAAGATATTAATCAACAAGGCCAACTTCCGGTAGGTGGTGTAGATGATAACAGTAAAGGTGCGGCTGATAGATTAGACTTTGACCCGAATCAAGGCATAAATAAAATGAGTAAGACTGCATATAGAAACCTAAGAGGTAAAATGTCTTTGATGAATGATAATCTTAGCCACAATTCTAAGTTTAGTATTTTAGGCCAACAAAAACCACCTAGAGTACCTGCTATTTTGAAGGGCGTAGAAGGTATGGATGTAGATGTACAAACAGCAAGTGGTAACGCCTCTGTTACTTCTGACGGTTATATTTTAGCGGGTAAAGGTAGAGTTGATTTATTGAATGAAACTTCTACTACCACGACCTTTGAGTCTACGCTACAAACAGAGTTTGTGATACCTGTAGATGTTATAGACAAAACTATTCTAGTGCAAGCGGAAATATCACACGCAACTAATTCTACCTTAAATAAAACAGCAGTATTATACACTACTGTTACGGTAAAGGAAACAGGAAATAGCGTAACTAATACTTGTTACATAAAAACTAACACTGATAATAAAATCATAGAGTTAATACCACAAACATTATTGACAGGTATAGAATCCGGTAATAAATTAGAGGTAAAAATAACAAGAAAGGCTGCGACAGGAGATGACGACTCAGATAGAAATAGCGTATTACTAAAGAATCTTGACGTAAAACTAAATAGGGCTACTGCACCTGTTAAAAGTAGTTCTAGTGGTTTTGGTATTCAGTAAGAATCCCTAAGACCTAATATAGTTTGAGCCTTTAATCTACCTATGCCTTTCACTTCCATAACAGATTTCTGCGTAGTTCTAGTTCTCAATAATTTAGGTATGCTACCAAACTGCTTTAGCAAATCTTCTGCATTCTGAGGTGTAATACCTTTGAGGGAAGATAAAGCAGCAACTCTTGGGTCTAAGTTACTTATTTCTGCTGATGTCTGTATTTCTTTTTCCATAACATTAAGTCCAGTAGCCTCTTTTACTTGTGTTTGTGTGTGGTTTATTACCAACCATTCTACAAAGTCATCCATAGTAGTTAATTCCATATATTTAATTTTAGGAAATCTTTGGTAAAATGTCATTTTGAATTGTTGGTTTACTTTTTTCATTCTACCCATTTCTACTGCTATTTGTTTTGCTGACGGTCTGCCACCTGCACTATGAACATATGGTTTTAGTTTAGTGCCATAGACTACTAACATAGGATTATCAAAATCCTCTTGTAGTTCTCTTAATTGGTGTACAATAGTTCTACCATTTCTACCTAGACCTAAAATACTACGATACAAATCATTTATTTCTTTTGCCTCAATTCCCCAAGAGCCTATTCTATAATCTGATGAGGCCATACGCAAAACTTGGGTATTTTCTTCACCCAATCTCATTAACAACTTATTAATTACTTTCGGGTTTTCTCGGTCATCTATCAGAAGCACAGTTGTTACAGTATTATTACTGTATTTAAGAGGATTGTTTTTCCATACTACAATTCATGCAGACTGGTGGCATATTTTTAGGGTAAAGATAACCTAAAGTGCTTTTACAGAAATTGCATGGTTCGTTTTGTAAACCAAAAAATGCGTTTGGGTGTCTATCTAATACCATATTATTTTCTCCTTGTACCGTCATCTCGCCAACAGGATGCCTCACACAACCCTCTTGTTTGTAACCACGAACAAGACGGTGTTCTCTCGTAGTTAAGCAGACTTCTTACGTGCTTTCTGCTTGTGTATTCATTGAAGTCTCTCCATCCTAGTGTGGAAATAAAATCTATTATTTCTTCGGTAATTTTGTTTTTCTGTTCTACTGTCAAAGTAGAGGGGTGTGCAAACCACCTTAGATTCTCATACAAATGTTGAGCCAACGCTATCCTTACTTCGTGTCTAGGGTTTTCGTGTCTCATAGCATTATCTATACATGGTGGTATAGGTATCTGACTAGCGGAAGTTATATTTCCGTCAAAAGTACCACTAACAGGTAAGTATTCTACCTTAACAGGATTATTAGCAATCCATTTTATTATACTAAAATTAGATTCACTTTGTTTTCCCTTAAATGGGTCGTTGCCTTTTAGTTTAGGTAAAGGTTTTTCCGGTATTTTATAACCTAGAGGGTCTGCTTTGAACGCATCCAAGTCTACATTTACAGCCCACTTTTTCCTAGTAGTGTTATATGTGTCGGGTATGCGTGTTAGTTTTAGTGGGTGTCCTACACCATCTAGTGTTTTTAGCCCTCTAGCGACCTCTCTCTCGTACCTATCAACGTGCTTGGCTATGGTAGTACCTATGACATCTTTATCGAACATCTGATGCACATGAAAACCTCGACCCGTAAAGACTAACCTTACATCTCCCTTAAGTCTATTCAATAGTACTGCTACATCTTTCTTAACATCATCAAGAGTACCACCCTCTACAATGTCAAAATCCCACCATGCTCTATCCATGATTACTGTTTCTGTATCTACTTTCCAAGATTTGTTAGGGTGTACTCGTTGAAAACTATACAAAGATGTGTAACAAGAAGATTTACCGTTAATACTTTTAACGTAATTATCATATTCTTCTTGGGTTCTACAAATCTTACGACGTAACCCAATCTCTCTAGGAAAATTAAGCATAAAATCACTCTTCTTTCTTTTGTTTATTACTACATTTACAGGTAATTACGGTTATTTCTTCGGGGTCTGCCCCTTCTTCTCCTGTTACTCTCCACATTATATCTTCATCTATCCAAGTTTCGCTAGACCCACAAGCCGCACATACATTAATTCTACTCATTCCATTCACCTATTCCATTATCCACATAACCCGTCATTTCGGACTCACAATTCATGTTAAACTCACACCACAAAGGGCAGAAATAGTCATTCCAATTCATAGGGTATTGTTGGATTGTTAGCGTATCAATAGTGCTACTTAAGGATTCCGAGAAAGCATTTATACTTCGCTTGTTTATCTTCTCAAGAATAGCGATACCACGCTCTGCTCCTAACCACAAAGTCTTACCCCTTTTGTTACCCTCTAGTAATAACTTATCGTTACCATCTTCGGGTATTTCATAGTCGGGTGATATATACATAAAGTGAGTGATTGGTTCATAACCTAGTTTTTCTAATAAACGTGAGTAATAGACCAATTCCTTTCTTGTTCTACCTAGTTTACCCATATTCATTTTACCTGTTTTCAATTCCATAAGAATTAATCCACCGTGAGGGTGTCTAATTACACCGTCAATCATACCTACCCAAACAATATTTTTACCGTTATAGTTTTCTGCTACTTGGTGTTTGACTTCCGCTTCTACTATGTCAAAGCCGCCAATGTCATGTGCTATCTGATGTAATAACATATTGAGGCTATCTACTCCAACATCATCGGCCACGCCCTCTTCTTCTGCTGCTATCATTACTTGGTCTGAGCCTTCTAAAAGACCTACTTCCATAACTTTGTGTATTTTACCACCACGAATAGCCTCTTCGCTAGGTGGTGGAGAGGGTATATCAGCCACATATCGCCAATAAAATTGTCTAGGACACATCATATATGTCATTAAAGACGATTTACTTATTCTCAACCATTCCTTTTCCATAGGTCTGTATGAGGAATTAGCGATTTGCTCTTGTGTGGCTTGCATATAATCACTCTTCTTCTATTTTTGCGTTATCCCAATCTTCTACACTTGTTTGGTGCATATGAATACTCAACTCATCACCACACATAGGGCAACATTGTTCCAAAGGTATATCTTTTAGTATAGGCCGTAGAACCTCTTCATCACATTTAGCACAATATAATGTATCTGTTTTTCCTAAATCATTCAACAATGCGAAAAACATTGTTTGTAGTTTCATATAGTCAAAACTAACTTGTTCAAAGGCTTGCACCACACCGTTAGTCAATTGTTTGTGTTGTTCTTGTAACTCTCTTATATCACTTGCGTTAGACATTATTTATCTCTCCTTTTCCTTCGGTTATATACTTATCTATAACCATTTCATACCACTCATACCCTGTAAAGAATTATGTATTGGTTGAATATCCCATTTTGCTAAATTGTAATAAGGTTCTATTTTATTTAAGATAAATCTTTCTGCAAGAATCTTATTACCTATTTTTGTAACACCTTCTATTTCAGAAGGGTCATCGAATGCTATGTATTTACCCTTTTCATTTATGGTAACTTTAAAGAATGAACCCTTTCTATATCCTTTACCTAGATATTCATTAGCCCATGCCGCACCTGCCGCAGAACCCGATAAGACCTTATAGTCATCTAGGTTTTTCTCTAGTTTACCTTTCATACATAGGTCAGACGGATCTACTTTACCCTTAACTACATCATCAACAAGAGAAGAAATATTTTGTGTTATTTCGTTTTGGTCTGTACCGTCTAAGATACCATCAATGACTGTATTCATACACAATTTCATTACACTAGGCATCCTAGATTGCTTCAATTCTATTCCCTTAACATAAGTTTTGGGGTCATGGTAAGAGCCGTCAGTCCAAGTTACTTTTCCGGCATATCTATTCTTAGCCATAATCAACATACTAGGACACCACTTTTCAAACTCAGTTTCTATTGGAGACATTTCTTCGTTAATTTTCTTTAGTGCTTCTACACCATCTTCGGGCTTATCTATGTTACAGAATATAGAATCGGTATGTCCGTAGTAAACCTTGAACCCTATATCTTCTGCGTGGTACATCAATTCCTCAAGCGTATTCCTTGATGTGTATGTAATAGCAGATGCTACTTCGGGGTGATAAAAACCATATTTAGAATCACCCGCTACACCATACATAGATGCCACAAGGGACTTACAAGCAAACTGCATTATATCCCATTTGTTTTTCTGTTCAACTGTATCACTCATAAGCATTTTAAGTTTGTTTTCATTACGCAGATAGGTCATATCATCCATCAATCTACACAATAAACCTTTTTCTTTTACGTTAAACTTACTACCGTTACCACAATCCTGTCCTTCGGGGTCTAGTGTGTCCCATGATATACCGTACTTGTGTACGTTACTGTGGTACATAGCCTTTATATCTAAGATACCTACGTTTTCATATACACCTATTTCGGGTTCTAAGACGTTAGCCCCATCATAGGGCGTGTAAGGAAACTGTGGTTGTGTAGGTATTCTCTTATCAAACTTCTCATCCTTCAATGCTAAACTTGTAAACATCTTAGTAATAAATGGTGTAGAACGTAGGTCGCATTGTACAACGTGCTGTAACGCAGTATAATAATCTAAAGCGTTTACTTTTGAGTCAAGTCTAGGTAGTAACCTCACGTCTTGTCTACAATAATGCACATACAAAGGAAGGTCGGAATAGTAAGTATCGTGTCCATCGGGCAACTCTACTTTCTTTTCCCCTAAAACCTCACTAGCAACATCGTCTAATTTGTAAGAAGGTAATTTACCGTTTTTCAATTCCCATATTTTAGAGAATGCTATCATTAAATCTATACAGTTTCTACCTACGATTGGTTGCTCCCAATCACCAAACTTATACCTAATTCTTCTCATAGGAGATAGTGTAGCGGGATTAAGACCGCAAGCCCTACATCTCTCTACTATTGTTCTTATATCAGCCCCTACGACATACCAACCTGTGATAATATCGGGGTCTTGTTTTTTCATGTGTCGCAAGAAATGAATAAGCATATCCCTTTCACTACCAAATCCGAGTGCAGGGGTAGGGTATTCGTAATCACCGTATGTATCAAATCTTTTAGGTTCGCCATCAGCCAAACCTTCTTCTTTAATAGATGGACATACAAACCATACATATTCATTTTCGGTAAAATTATCATAAACTACTATCACCCTCATTTGGCTTGTTGCGGGCGACCATTCACAATCAAGATACCAAGTCCTATGTTTATAGTTTTCAAAAGGCTCAGCATCTTTTTCTTTTAGCCTATCTATAAGTACACGATTAACATAAGGTACATTTGCTTCCCATGTAGTGCCGTAGTAAGATAGATTCCTCAATTCCGAGTTATGCGATACAACAATCTTAGTTAAATCTTCCCCATAAAGACCTTTGTAACCATCTTCTTTTCTAACGCAATCCTCTACATAAGGGGCATTACTAGTCTCAATAAAACAGTACGGATAGTGGCCTTTGATGGATTCGGTGAGTCTGTTTCCTTTAGCATCTCTATACCTTACAATAACTTCTCTACCCTTTCCTTGTTCCACTATCATTTTTTCTACCTCTTTCTCTAGTTGGGATGTCGTGTTTTACTAGCCATTGGTTGATAGCAGCAGGTGTAATACCGAATTGTTCTGCTATGTCAGCCATACTTCTTTCCTTTTCTATGTATTCCGCATTCAACCATATTTCATTACGGTACAACGGGTCTAATTCTTGTCTAACCTTCACAGTAGCCACATAGTTTTCACCACCTTTTCCGGTAAATGTAAATGCGGAAACACCATCTAAACCTTCTTCGGGTACAGGCACACCTACGATTAGATATGGTATGGTGTAGTAAGAAGGATATTCCTCATCTTCCGTTAGTGGAATAGCAGTCTTGTTTAACATCATCCTCATATGTATTCCTCTCCTAGTAGTGCTGATTGGAAAATAAAATCACCTTCGCCTAATGTGATAAGCATTTTGATACCTTGATTCCATTGAGTGAAATCAAAGAAATGTAGATTTACTTTTCCGTTAATATTACTAAATAGATTATTGAAGCCGCCTTGATAGGTGGCTGTGAAAGGCCATCTAGTACCTCTTCTATCTAAGTGATACTCTGTCCTACCCTTTAGTTCTTTACCCACTACAACAGTAAGTCCTTCTTCACTACCTGTAAAAGTAAAGTTGTTTAGTTTTTGTCCGTTCATTTCATCACATCTAACTGCTTCAAACAAACGAACAGCATCTACGGATTCCCATGTGCATATAGGTTTTATCATAGTACCATCATTCATAGTATATCCTACTTCATTACCTACACTTATTTTTCCGGCAAATGTTATAGACGTATCAGACCATTCATTTAATGTGGTAGGACTATGTGGGAATGCCAAAGCATTCTCGGAAGCGGTAATTGTCGTTTGTTTGTACCTAGACCTTAGTTTTAACTTATCATTAGAATAAGTCAAAGTCAAAGCATTTCCGTGATACTTTAATACTCCCAACATAGTCTCTATGTCGCTAACAGGGATTTTGGCTTCACCCGATGAAGGTATAGAAAATATACCTACTGATGATACACCATCTTTGGTTAAAGAGCAGGTAGACATCCTACTTCCGACACTATTCAACATACAAGCCGAAACTTGTGGAATACTTTTACCGGAAATAGTTTGCCTACGCTGTGTACATTTTAATAACCAAATCAATGAATCGGTATCTACAACGCATTCCACGTAAACACCTCACTCATTTAGGAATGGTAGCCCTGTCCATTCTACCTTTCCATCTTTTACGGTCAAAATGGTATGTGTTGTACCCACATATTCCATGTTCTTACCTTTCATTTCCTCGATAGTACCTTTGATAGCCCACTCGCCATCGGCTAGGGTTTTATCGCCCTTGACACCTGCTGCTATATCGGCCTTCTTCATGTATCTATTTAGGAATATCTGCTGCGAAAACTTACGCATAGTACCTTTATCCCAATCGGGTCTATCACCGACTGTCATTAGTACTTTTTTACCTGTACCGTCATCCATGTACTGTTGTACAGGTTTTAGGTGGAAGGTAAAGAATACTTTAGGTACAGGCAAAGCGTGAATCCTAGTCAAAACATTTCTGTTCATACGGTTACGCTCTCGCCATTCTTTTTGGTTAAAAGTACCATCTTCTGTTTCAATAACACCACGACTTAGTAGTGATGCTCTCATGGCGTGTTCACACCACTTTAGGAATGTAGAGCCACCGTCAAAGACAACACCCGCCCAATCATCGGGGCTTTCTGCTACCTCTTCTGCTAGGATGTTTACAAACCAATTAGTCTTATCTACTAATGCTTTGTAATCTACATTGTTATCTTCATCAAAGATAGAGTCGTCTGTTTCATCGTGTAGTGGTATTACCATGATGTTATCAGCATCGGGGTAGATATAATCTACCGTAGATTTTGCCGAGTTGTCTACATCAAATACTGCTACCTTTTTACCCGCTTTGATTTCTGCATCCATCATAGATAGTGCTAGTCCTGTCTTAGCGGTGTTTTCCCAACCTACCAATCCCATACGCAAATCAACTGATTGTGATTTGTTGTTCTTGAAGATATTACGGTAGTATTCTTCGTTATACACCGTTCCTTGTGGTGCTTCTGTCGTCTTAGTTACTTGTGGTGCTTGCGTTCCCCATGTCATATTTATACCTCATTTTCTTACGGTTATATAGTTTACTCCTGTGGTGCGATTATAGCACAATCAGTAGTAAGTAGTAGTATAGCGATAGAGAAAGCGGATTCTACAGCGTTGATAGTTACACCAACAGGGTCAATAATACCATTGAATCTCAAGTTTTCAACCTTTCTAAAAGCCGCATTCCAACCCATGTCCTTTTCTTCAAAGGTGTAGTTATCTTCTGTTCTACCACTATTAGATAAAATCTGTTTCATAGGTGCTAGAATAGCATTGAAGTAAGTATTTTGGTCTACGGCCATCTCCTTTACCTTCTCCTGTTGCGAAGGTAAAAAATCTAAGTCATCAAGAGTTCGATGGGCTTTCCACCAAATGTCCTTAAGTGCCACACCGCCACCACATACTACTCCCTGTTTTCTAGCAAGTATAGCAGCATTGACAGCATCGTCTACACGTTCTCTACGTTCTTTTTGTTCTATGTCAGTAATTCCACCTACCTTGATAGATGCGATACCCGAAGTAAGTCTAGCGATTCTATTCTGCATCATTTCTGTTTCCCAATCATTAACTGCAAAACCCAAATTATACTCTAGCATTTCTAGATAATCCTCGTCTACCCCATCTTTAATGAAGGTAGTTGTAGTGGAAGTTATCTCTACTTTATCACATATACCTAATTCATGTTCTTTTACCTTAACAATACTGTTAAATGAGTTGAATATTTTACCACCACATTTCGCTTCTATATCCTCAAGCCAATAGTCTTGGGTATCACCGAAACCTGCCGTTTTAACTATACAGACATTTAGTTTCCCCTGCATAATATTAACAAGTAAGTTAGGTAGTATGCTTGGGTTGTAATCGTGACAAACTACCACCAAAGGTTTACCTGCTTTCATAGATAATTCTAGTGCAGGTACTATGTGGTTAAAGGTGTCTATTTTCTCTTGCGTTAAAAGTATAGAGGCATTGTCATAAATACATTTTTCTCTATCTGCATTAGCCATGAGTTTGTTTACATATCCGCTATCCATAACAAGACCTTCGGTTAAAGACCATGTAGTAGTGTTATCGGAATTGCTTTCTATTATCACATTACCCTCTTCGCCTACGGCTAAAAGTGCTTCGTGTATCAACGTACCTAACTCTTCATCATTATTAGATGCAACAATACATACATCTAGTAAGTCATCATCATTAACATCAGTAGCCATGTCTTTTAATTCATTTACTATAAACTTACACATATTACTAAGAGTTTCTTTTATCTTAATATTATCTGAATCGTCATCAGCCATTGTATTACATAATGCCTGTGCTAAGATAGTAGCAGTAGTAGTACCATCACCCGATTTACTCTGTGCTTCGTGAGCCACTTCTTGCATGAGATTAATTCCCATCTGAACGTAAGGGTCGGGGTCGGTAACAGACTTAGTGATAGATACACCATCATTGAGAATTAATGGTAGCCCCGCAGGGTTCTGTACTATAACAGTACCCGCATTTGCTCCTAGTGTTCCTTTGATAGCGTTAGCGACTTTGTTTACCCCTAAGAGTAACTTGTCTCTTGCTTCTTTTCCATGTAATATATTTTCCATATTCCTCACAACCATATTTCTGCGTCATAATGACCTAGTATATTTTCCCAATGTACAGCGAAAGTTTCTTTTCCGGTATTATTAGAAGTTATAGGGATTAGTTTTTCTTCATCCACCATGACGGAATAGCCCTCTTCAATGTGAAGAGGGACTAAACCGCCTACGGATAGGACTTGTAGATGGCCTTCAAGAATGAGTCCACCAACAGTCTCCTGTATGGTGTTATGGAGAAAGACGTAATGACCGAATGCCTTCACTCATCCCACCCGTCGTTAGTAGAAACTACTTCATCCATGACTGCTATTTTGTCAAAGGCATACCAACCGGAGATGGACATCCTATCCTCTCCTTCTTTTGTTCGCCATGCCTGTCCGTGAAGTAGTACTTTAGTACCAACAGCGAAGTCCACAAGTGAATCTTGTTCACTTGGAATGTAAACATCTACGGTAGCAGCCGTAGAAGAAATATCCAAATCAGCACATACTAATACATATCCGCCGTTATCTCTAGGGTCTATGTGTATTACTTCTGCGACGGTTGCACAGGTTCTATCCCACCATCCATCGTTGCCGTTATGTGTATCGTAGTATTGGCCTAGTTTATCTAAACCGGAAAGCATATTTTCTTGACCGATAATTTGTGGTACAAGAGTCAATGGGTCTGCTGAAAAGATACCTGCTACTGCTGCATCTGATTCAAAGACTGATACGCCATCTTTAGCGTAAGCAGTAGTACCGTTAGCGGCAGGTCTTAATGCGATAGTACCTGTTGTAAAGGTAGGGTACTGTACATCAGCACCTTTTTGTGTTGCCTTAACAGTAAGTGGTTTTACCTCATCAGTAGTACCCTGTTTTCGGCCTAAGAATAACATAGTCCTTTCTCTTTCGTCTTGTGGTCTAGGGCGACCATATTTGAAATTAGCATCACCGGATGGGAATGTCTTGTTGTTCTTATCCCAAACAACAAAGAAGTGTGTATTCTCATCTAGTTTTTGTGTGTGTCGTGGTAATTCAGATACGTCAGCAGTTTCTACACCGTAAAAATCTTCTCTAGCGTGTCTAGTGTAAGTACCATCATGGTTATCCTCAAAGATAACTACTGCACCGGATTCTACTAATACGTTGCGAACATCTTCTGTCGCTGTTCTCAGTTGGTTAGCCATTTTATTGTATAGGATTTTACCCCATTCTTTAGGTCTAGGTACTGATATAAACATACCTTCGTATTTAGTTGCACCGCTTCTTGATAGTCTAGCGTTTTCTGTACTAATCATCCTAGCCGCTACTCTCAAGGCAAGAATACCGCAGTCGTCATCAGACTTACCTGCATTCTTCCATGCACCACCTTGTTCTGCTAAGACTGATTCAGCCTTAGCCCGCAGGGTGTCTGCGGCCACGTTTACTGTTTTTGCTACATTACTTATCATCGTTTCATCCATATCGGTTTCCTCGTTTTGTATTTTTAGTCCGTTTTTCTTACGGATATAAAGTTTGTGTATATCCTTCCATGCACAACCGGACAAAGTTTGCTATGGCTATATTTTCCTCGACACCGTGTATCAAATCCCTTTCGGTAATTGCTGCGGCATCTACGATACGCATTATGCTTTCTACTTTTGCGGTAGATGTAATAGCGTAGTCGAATACTGTTTTTACCACTTCTCTAGGTGGTATTCCATATGTTTCTTTTAAGGCTAAATTATAATCATTCTCACGGAAACATAGCGTAAGAAAATGCTTGGCATCAAGACCTTGTGATACAAGACCATTAATGAATGCGTTAGGTTCGGGGTGTACAGAGAATGCCTGTAATGCATTGATACTGTTCCTCAAGTCTCCTTCATGTGCATCAGCAATCAGATTCAATTGACCTTCTGTAATAACCGTTCCTGTTATACCTGCTATCGTAGATAATCTTTTTACTATGTCGTCTTTAGAGATAGGGTTAAATCTTAAAACTCTGCACCTAGATTGTAGCCACTTACTAACCTTACTCAAATCATTACAAGTAAGGATAAAGTAACCTTGTGAGTTTTCTATCACACCTTTTAGTGCTGATTGTGCAGCCGGAGTTAGTTGGTCTGCTTCATCAAGAAGAAAGAATTGATTTGTGTTGCCTGTCCTAGACATAGGTAGCAACTCTTCTTCTACAAACTCAATACCTCTAGTTTTTTTACTACTAGCATTGAATACATGAATAGGCCACTCTAATTCTTTAGCCAAAGCCAAAGCAAGGCTAGTTTTGCCTGTACCCGCTTGAGGACTATAAAAAATAAAATGTTGTAAAGAAGTTACCTCATTAATAATTTCATTCTGCCCTACTATCTCGCTAAGCGTAGGTCTGTATTTAGTAGCCCATATCGTCATAATACTTTCTCCTTAATTGTGTGTTGGCTTATCCGACTTGTTAATGCTCTATTTGGTACTTATTATCAGATTGGCGTTCCTTCCATCTGTGCATATCGGTTACGGTTTTGGACTAGCACCTGTTTATCTAGCCTCGCCAACTTTTGACGGCATGGGTGCGAATTACCCAACATTAGGACATCCTACGCTGATGCCACCGACAAGTCAATAAAGACCCATAGTGCCGTGTAATGCTGTTTGCATTCCACATACTCTACAAGTACAATATACCAACATCCTGTCGCCCCTTGTACTACCTTTAAGCCTAACAAAGTCAAACTCATGGTAGTTAGGGTCGCAGTCTGCCATATTTATACCTCATTTTTTAACGGTTATATACTTTTTGTCGTGCTTCGCAAGCGTCATTTAGACTTGCCTCTCATAAATTAACGCTTCTGCTGATTGGAATAAACTCATAATTTCTGCGTGTGCAGGTCTGAAACCTAATTGGCCGCCTGTTCTCGCTTCTGCTTCTAGGGATAGAAGTAAACCTACCATAATACCCTTTAGATATTCAGTACTTACTTTTTCGGGTAAACTAGCAATCATATCGTCTACTACTTCATCTTCCCCTACTTCATAATCTACGTCTGTTGCTAGACATAAAACAAATCTAATGTACTGTGCTTCACTCATATTTTGTGCGGTTAATATTTCCCCTAAATCTATCGGTCTTTCTACATTAAACACACTTGCTATAATCGTGGATAAGTCATCCATTTCTATTCCCTGCATAGTCATACCTCATAGTGTTTTATTATTATACTTTTCTAATACAATGTAAGCATCGAGTTTCATTTGGGGGAAATATTCTTATCTTACCACAACTACATTGTTGCGACTGTTCCATCTGAGATGGTGTCATAACGGTAGGACTTCTAGTAAGCATAATATCTTCCTTGCACCTTATTAACTCTCTATCTACATCATAAACTAAATGTTTAGCAGTAGTTCCTACTGCATTTTCTACCTTCGTAGAACCCACTTGTGTTATTTGTGGATTCTTGCTAAGTAAGGCGGAAAGACTATGGGGTGAAGGTACGGTTCTAATGTTTTTTGTTTTACTTAACATAGCAGCCATTCCTTCTTTTGTCATAGCACCGTATTCCCATAAGATGTCCACGATTATGCGTCGGACTCTTTTGTTATTAGCACTCATGTATAAATGTAAGCCTCATAGTGCTTATAAATCGTTCCCCATATCTTGATACATAGCGGCCATAAAGAAGCCGTCGTCTCCGCCGTCTTGATATAAATGTATATCGTCTTTATACTTCGTGTTTATTTGTCTAGGATGGTAATAATCCCCTATCATTTTGAACGGGAAATATAATAGCCCCAATACAATTAATAATTTACCTACCCCTATCATAAACATCACAACCATTCATTTATCAAATCCTTAGACTTCTTCATACCTTTAGGTACGCTGCCGCCTTGTTCCTTAATGCGATTACTTACGGTTATAGAGTTTTGCACTATGACATCTATGTGCTTATCACTAGAACGACATAATTCATGCCTATAAACTTCTTTCTTCTTCTTAGGAAACTTAATTTTTTTATGAGCAGGTTCTATACCATAAACCATGATAGCCCTAGCGTACTTTTCCGGTAAAAACATAGCAGTTTTGGCTAATTTACGCCATACTGTAATATCTACATCATTTTCTTTTAGGAATGCTTTAGCCAAAGGCAACGGTGTTTTGGAAAAAACAGCATTTACTCTTCTTCTATCCTTCCATGTTAGCAACCCATTGATAGGGGAGTAGTGATTACTTTTACCTTTAATTTTAAGAGAGTCAGATATAATAACGTAATCCTCGCTTTTCTTAGTAATCTTTGGTGGTTTATCACAACAAACTACAAGCCGGTTTGCTATCAAAGGAAGCCATTCTAAGACATCCTTCTCCTTAAACTTATTACTACGCAAGATGTAAGTAGTATCTTTATCCGTAGGTGGTGTATCAATTTCCCCTATCATCATAATGTATTTAGAATCCATAAACTTACTGTCGTCATCCGTAAATATTACAATACCCATGCTACCACCAATAATTTTTTGCTACAATTTTTTTCAAACTCAACTATATAAAGTTAGAATGGGTCGTGTCCATAAACATAATTCTGCACTCTTTCCATTTGCCCTGCTGTCAGACCCCATACTTCTCTTATGGCCGTCTTTGTAACTCTATAATCAGCATGATACCATTCTATACCATTAGGAGTTATATTTGCCGTAAGATTATCTTCTTTCATAGCATCAATTAATTTAGGCATATCTTTTTCGTAGATAGACCTATTTATTAAAGTCTTAACAGAATCAGTACGCCACTTCTTAGTCATTTATAATCACCGAGGGTTCTTTCAACATAGCCATTTTCAATTCTACTTGGTCTAACAACTGTGGGTGAGAACCTAATACTTCTATAAGTATTCTCGACATATCATTAACCTGTGCTTGTGCTAACATCAATTGGGAATCTACACCTATCTCTTTCTTTAGTTGGCCTACCAACTTAAGACTAGAGTTTGCCTGTCCTATTAGTTTTGCCGCATCAGTAACGAACTCAGAAGATATTCCGCCTTGTGCTTCTTTCTGTTCTTCTAACTCATTTAGGTAGTTCTGAATCCTAATCACAATATCTTCTGCTGCATCTAACGTAGAGATAGTTTGTTGTCTATCCTTTTCCATGTTTTTTGCTTGTAGTGCATCAAACTCAATGTGATTATCCATGTGGTTCATAACAGTACCTTCATTCCAATTATGTCTAACTTCTAAGAATGTAGCACTAAACTCTTCATTCATAATACCTAACTCATAATCTTTCTTGGATTTGTGGTCGCACATAGGGCAGCCACCATCTAGTACCCATCTAAGAACCTCAATGGCGAATGCATCAGTTTCTCCGTGTAGTCTTTGTTGTATCTCTCTAGCACTACGCATTTACTCACCTCTCCATTTGAATGTAGCGGCTCTATTTCTTTGGTAATCATACTCGGCTACAATTTCATAATCATCACTTCTTTTAAGGTAACAATACAAAGTGTGTTCCGAGTGTGAAAAAGACCTAGAAGTCTTTACGGGCTTACCACAAACGAATGTCATATTCTCTTGTATTTCTTTTACCGTAAAAGGTTCATTCTGTCTGATAGCCCATCTTCTCATGGCCTTTACAACAGGGCTACCGTCTTTCAATCCTCTTTTGTTTCTACTTAATGGTTTCATCTATATACCCCACTTTTGTTCTTCTTCGTCTGATTCAAGACGTTGTGTACCGATACGGCAAGTAACACCTTTCCTACCACGCCTCTTGACGTTAGGTGCGTATTCTCCGTACCACGATTGACCTTCTAGGTTTTCAGTAACCCATCTCTTTGCTGATTGATAATCACCTGCTGTAACCATCTTGGAGACTTCTTTCAACAGCACCGATTTAGGTATATCCTTCATCCAAAACGTAGTCTTGATTAACTCAAGGTCTGCATCCATTACTCTTCTTCTCATCTCTAGTGATTGATTTAGTATTCCCCTAAGAGTATCATCAAGAGTAATAATCAATGGTTGGCCGCCACGATATTCGGGCTGCATCATATGATAACCTATACACAATCTACGAAATAAATCTGCCTCAAAAGAACGTACATCGGGTCTGTTAATCCACTCAGCAACTTCATCATCGAAAAGAACACCTGTCGGTGGATTTCTAGTAGCCTCTCGCTGTCTGTTTCTAATCCAATCCTTGATTTCTATATTGAGATTAGCCAATGAAGCCCTTTCTTCTATTTGCATATTAGCCTGTGCGTGTTGTGCCTTCTTGTAAGCCTGTTCCTTTTCGGGTGTCATCTCAATATCAATTATGAAGAATCTTCTATCTAATCCCGATTCCAACTCAAACCTAGCGGGTTGTGTACCCGCCCATACTGTGTATCTAGTAGTGTATTGTACCCAACCATTTCTCATAGCCTTCTGTACTCTACCATTATCTAAGGATGTAAGTAACTGATTCTTCATGTCTAGGCTGTGGTCTTTCTTAGATGCATCAGACATACTACTAAACTCTTCAAAGCCTAAGAATCCGCCACATAACTCTCTAGCGATAGGTCGCCCTGCTATGTTACCATCTTCGTCTACCGAACCAAACATACCTGCTTCTGTAACAGAATTAGCACCCATCATTGTACGATAGCCTTGACCCATATCTGCATTAGCACTATGTACAAGACCTGTACCTTCTGCTAGGAACATGAGGATAAGAATACTTTTACCCGAACCTTTAGCACCTCTAAGCATTAGGTGAATCCTTGTGTCGGGTAACTGAGACATTGGCGTGTAGAAAGGCATATTGTTGTGTCGTAGAGGACAATGTTCTATGACGAAATCGCCTGTTGTGTATAGTGGGCTATCGGGGTCAAAATCACAACGACTACATTTGTTAAGACTGTTAAACAGATGTCCACCTATACTACATAGGAATATAGGTATCTTGTCGTCTACATCAATGAAGAAGTTTCTATCAGCAAACTCTTGTGTCTTTGTAAATACGTTAAACTCATTCTTCAAAATTAGTACCCCCGAACTCTACCATAGCCCTATCAAGACTTAGCGGCTTGGTAAGGTGTTCTAAGTCAGACAATAGAACGGTTAAATAGTTTTCCTTTCCTTGGTCTGTCTCTAGTTTGTAATGCTCTCTCATCCACCAAGATAGTGTTTCCTGTGTTTCTTCGTTTACAAATGTGTTCCTATCCCTACCACCTATTACAGTTATATTTTCCTTAATTGTATTAGTACAGAAGTTCTTGAACACCGAGCCGAATCCCCAAACAGGCAACGGCATCACTATATCTTCTTTTAATTTCGTTTTTGTTCGGAATAATGTTTCGTTAGTATCATTATATTTAGTAATTAACTGAATATCATCTTCATGGTTCATGTAGTCAAAGATTCCTATTTGATTCTCATGTATCATACCGTGAGTAGTAGTAGAAAACTCTTGCATTAGATTTACCGTAAGATAACATAGAGAATCAACACCTTTATTGTTTAGTGCTAAAACAATATCTCTAATGATTGGGTATGTATATAACCACGATATAGAAGATTCGTCATCACTATGTATGGGGAATGTGTGTGTAACCCTAAGAATAAAGAATCTCCTACCCTCTTTGTTCTTCTTTTCAAATAATCTCCATTCGGGAAATACAGGTTCGGGGTAGTTGTTGAAAGGCTCTACTTGATGTAACCTACTAAAGATTCTAGCAACAGGTTTCTCATCACCTATCAAACCCATGCCTGTAATAAAACTAGCATACCCCTTCTCATTCTGATTAAATACTATAAGAGTTGTAGGCACTTTCGATGTGTGTTCACCATAAATCTTGTTCCATACAATATCTGTATCGCCATAATTTTCTACTATGTTAATTTTCATTGTTCCATCTCCTTTTGTTTGTGGTATTGTCTCAATACTTTAGGAAACTTATTTAGTTTCTTTTTACTTTTAATCATCTTATCATACGCTAAATCTAAATCTCTTACCGTATAAACAGCAGTAGGTGTTAGAAACCCCGCTTGATTTCTTCTAGTTTCTGTCCTACTGTCAAACAATATACTACTACTTAGTTTAGCGGATAATTGAGTCGTGGTATTACCACTACCATTTCCTTTTACCCTAACAATAAAATCACCATTTTCTTCTCGCTCTTTGTTTTTCTGCCTAAGCAAATCCTTATCATTCAACAATTTGTTTATGTCATACGCTGTCATTCCTTCCTTTGAATCCTTTAGTATGTTATACACTTCATCTTGTATCATAGTACCCGTCATTCTTCCCATATTTCTTATCTCCTTTTCTTTCGATTATAAACTTTTCAATTCTTTTTTTTATTTCTGCTTTGCGTAAAAAGAATAAAACGCTGTACTGCTCTCCATTTTCTAATTAATTTTATTTCTTCTATAACATAGATGAGAATAATAGTAGATGGCCTTACCAAACATACTATTGAATTAATTAAAGAATTAACAAAACCGCAGTACTGCAAGCCTGTTATTCTTTTTGCGTAATTTAGAATCATAAAAAGAATAAATAATTTTCACGTTCTAACTTATTTTTATCGGAAAACCAAAGGTTAGGGCTGTATTTATTCCATGCCTTTTTACCTGCTAACTTTGACATATTACCTCGATATATTTCTTTATCTAGTTCCTCAAAAGTTTCATCTAAGATAGTGTATAGAATATCGTTGTTTTCCATAGATACAAGCCCATTCTCGCTTCTAGCATCCACAGGCTGTACGAACCCACCACCACACTTAGTTCTCACCGTTAAAACGTATCTATTCGGTTGTTGAGTTATTTGTAGCATAGTGTTTTGGCTTATATGTGCCGTAAAAACATTACAGAAAGATTGTCCGGTATTTAGTTTTATCATTTCTTTTTTGGCATAAGCATCAAATATTACCCACGCATAATCAGTACTTCTTCTTGCGTTTATAACACTAGATAAAGTATCACGACAAGTAGTGAAAAATATATCATCTAATTCTAGTGGTTTCTTTTGCGGTATTTGTACTACGCTATTTTCTTCGGTAGTAATAAATGTAATATCTACATTTGCCGCATCATAAATAGCATCCGTTATTATGGACTCTAATGAAAACTCAGAAGGTCTATGTTGTATGCAATTTCTATACATAAAATTAAACTCAGATTTACTCAGAGGTTTTTCATTAGATGATTCATAACAGTAGTCTAATAACTGCTTTAATACTTCTCTCCTAATAATATGGAAAGATGAGCCTTTGGTTCGCAAATCTACATCACATTGTTGTATGATAGTTTTTCCTACGTCGTTCCTTCTAACAGGTGAGGCAAAAGATACAAATAAATCTTTTAAGTTAAAAGTATATGTCCTCATTCTTCCCACCCCAAATGTAAATCGTATAGCATATTGTCAATACATAAGGTATGTTGTTGTGATTGACTACATTTGTAGCATCGTATGGTAACAAGTACATCTTCACCACCATTGACAACCTCAAAATCGTCAATATATACATTATCGTGTAAACATAGATTCATTCTTCCTCATCCCCACTTTGTTTTACGGGTAATGTACCTTCATACACAACACCATTTACTTCTAGTTTGAGATATAACATCGGCAAGTCAAGCGGGTTATATTTGTCTGTAAACTCACAATCTAATATTTTCCCCCTACCTATCGGTGGGCTGCTGTATCTTCCAAAGTTTATCCATCTTCTATTCTTCTCTGTCATTTTTATTTCTCCTTACTGTTTCTTTTACCCTATCAATAGCATTCTTAAATCTCTTGATTGTTTTCTGCGGGGTTTTCGCTTTGAATTGACCTATGAACATAAACTCATAAGCCATTTCGATTGTATTTCTATATCGCTGTATCTGATTCTCATATTCGGGTACACACACACCAAACTCTTCTATTTGTCTAGCAATATTACTACTTGGGTTATAGCCTTGTAATGTCCTTACTACATCCTCTATATCTACTGCATCCTCATCTGCGAATCGGTATTCATAATCTACATACGGCCATTGTGGTTCTAACTTCTTCACTTAAGCCCCCCTAATTTCATTACTTCATCCATGTCCTCAATCTTGTATAGATTTACTTTGTATCTATCCCCATTTAGTTTAACACCTACGCCTGTATTGTATTTACCTACGCCTTTCATACTCTTTAGTATGTTAGATATATGCTTAGGGTTTTTTATTTTAGATAGTGCTTGGTAGTTTAATTTACCGTAAATCTCTTGTGCTGTTAAGCCTTGTTCTTGGCCGATAAGTGCCTTAGCGACCATTCGTTTCAACTGTACTTTTCTCATAATATCCCTACTCTTCTTCTATATATAAGGTGTTCGATTTCGTGTCGCAAGCGTCTATAATAGCCTGTGCAATCTCAAGATTTTCTAAAACCTCTAACTCATTAATTATTTTCTGTGTGTAAATTACACCATCCATCAATTCTTCTTTGAGGTGTTGTAACCATTCCTTTAGAGATAGGTCGCACCTATCCATTGTAGTACCGTATTTGGCCTCGCCTTTTTTAGCACGTTGTCTAATCTCGGCAATTACTTTTTCCTCAATACTACTCATGGACTTCTCTCCTGTGGAAATTACCTTCTCTATCTTCTACCATGATAGTAGTAGGCCACTTTGTGTCTAAGTTATCGTAGGCATCTACTACATGATGAATCACACATTTTTCTATAATAATACCATTATATAATTCTACGTGTAATCTCCCGTATTTAACCCACCATTGTTTTACTGTATCTGCTGCAAATGGGTTTTTTTCTCCTTCAAATAAAGCATCCAAATCTATGAAACAATGTCCTTCATAGGTTAATTCGATTCCTTTTATATCTTTATTATAAATTGCTTTTTCACTCATAACTTTTCTCTCCATTCTTCTACTGCTTTTTCACAATACTCTCTACTAAAACCGAAACAACTAATCAAGAAGTTTGTCATTTCCTCGTCGGTTACATTATCGGGATGTATTTCATCTACTCTAATCTTTCTTTTAAGGTGGTTTTGCATATTTCTCATGTTGGTAGCCATACTAGGTAAATCACCCGTATAACCCATGTCATCTTCTTTAGGTGGTAATTTAGGTATTAGAACCACCCCATACATTTACCGCAATAATTAGGGTACTTAGGTTTCTTGTAAACTATTTTTCTTTTACCGCAATTACATTTGAAGTCGCCAAAACTCATTCCTCTTCCCCTGTATAATTTCTACGTGCTTTGTATTTTCTATTGTATAGATACAGTCGTGCTGCATTCTGTCTCTTGTTAGGCATTACTCTTCACTCTCCGGTGCTTTACCTTTTCTTATGGTAAAAGTATTAGGTACTGTTTGCACCTCTTCATGTGGCGACTCTATTAGATAGAGATTTGCTATGGTATTTACGTCATATTCTTTTACGGTAAAGATACTACCGGACTTTAAGTGTATATCTAGTTCTGAATATTTTACTAAATCTCTTTCGACTATTGCCGCAATCTCTCTTCTGTCAATCTTTACTTTTCCGCTAGTACAAAGTAATGTCTCCGACCAATAATGTCTTTTTAATTCACTCATTTTATATCTCTCCTATTTTATATTCTAATTCTGTTATTCTTTCTTGTATCTCGGATTGTACTTCTTCCATCTCCATACCTGCATGATGACTCATGCATATTTCGCTAGGCAAACTGCTTTCCGTTTCATATATGTAATGTAAGGCATAATCACAAGCCTCATCAGCCTTTCTCAATTGCTCTAATTCTTCAATTAGTGCATTTAGTCTTTGTATAATAGCATCGTCACTCATCTAAACCAACTCCCATTCTGCATAATCTTCTAAAAGTATATGGTCTTGTAAGTTTGACGTTACACCATCCATGTATTCTTCAATGCTTTCGTGCATCAAATCGCTTTCTACATCAATCTCTATTTCTTCTTCTACTTCTATTCTTACTTTTACCGTTATTGTAGTCATGTATTCACCATCCTTGTGGTTCTTCGCCTACCATCATCCAATGTGCTTTAATATCTCTAGTTGTGTATAAATCTCCGGCATCGGAAGTCCATAGGACTATACCTTTATCACTAACCCAACTACTTACAATTTCCATCGTAATACCGTTGTGTATATTCTCAAACTCTACACCTCTGATGTCATGTTCACCCTTTGGTATAGGGGCATTCTTTCTTAATTCCTCATTTGTATTTCTTCTTTCTTCTTTAATCTTTCTTAATTCATCATTTATATTCATTTTATTCCTCTCCATTAGTTACGGACATAAACGCATTAGCGTTTAACATACTATGTAGAACAGTTTTAACGTGCAATATTCTTTTTCTTGTTGCTACATCCGTAATATCTTCTACAATATCGCCATTGTCTATCATATCTAGCATTGAGCGATATATTTCTCTTTCCATTTCCATTTCATATCTTTCTTTATTCATTTCTGTTATCTCCTTTGTCGGCTCTCGCCATGTTTCTACCTAAAACGTCATCCCTTTTAAGTCTGTCGTTCTTGCTTCGCAAGCGTCTTTTTTTATTTAAGAAAAAACTACTCACTCTTCTTCATCTCCTTTGGTAAAGTTAAAGTCCTTTGGAAACCACATGGGATTACCTGTCCCTAGTTTATCTACCCATTCATACTTCCAATTTCTATGGTGTGTAACTTCCCATTCATAATTTCTTCCATACCAATCAATCCACTCTAAATGCTCTGTAACTGTTTCATCATCTATGCATCCCGAACAACAGCAATCCCACTTGTGTTCTCCAACTTCTATCACAAATACATCTTGTCCATTTTGTTTAGTCCAACCCGCAAATCCACTTGTTTCTACACGGTGATAAATATCTTCGTATGGGTTACTTTTACCGTTAAAAGAACCTTGATTGTAAAACATATCCGGTATTTTCATTCTTCCACCAATCCTAAATTATTTTTGTGATTTATATCTCTAAACTTATACAGAATGTCTATAATTATCTGATTTTTTGATGCGTAAAATGTAGAAAGAAAAGGCATTATACTAAACCACAAATCCCACAACTCTGCAAAATCTTCCTCTGATATACTTGCTTCTTCTCTCATATTATTCTAACCCCACATATCTGTAACTTTTCCACCATGAAGGCATGATGCGACCATCCCATCGAGCAAACTCTTTACTATGATAATAACGCCTGTAAGCGTCTACTGCTGCCTCTGCATCGGCATGATAGATAATTTCTTCACCGTCTACATTTTCCGGCCTATACTCATCGGGCATAGCAAGAGCAAAATGTGTAAGGTCGCCTTCGGGAATTAGTTTTGCCATAAAATAAAGATGGCGAATACCTGCTTCGCAAAAATGAATCTTGTTATACTTGTCTGTATATTCTTTGCATATCTCTAGGGCATGGCGTACAGTCCAAATATAATTGTCTCTACTGTCTCCTACCCATCGAGTACAAGGATGATTATGATAGCCACCCTTGAGAGGCGTACCTTTCTTAGTAAGTGGCATCATGTCGGGTGTAGCACCGTGTCTAATGACAGCCGAACCTAGCATTTGTAACATCTCTACACACATCTTTGGTAGATGTTTGTTACAGTAATCTCTAGCCGCTAATTCGGGGTTTTGGTTTAGTACAAATATATTCATTGTAAATCCCTCACATCTTCTATACTTACAATTCCCCTATAAATAAGTGGTTTTGTTTGTAGGCAATCGCTGTATTCTAGTGTAACGAAACACTCTTCGTCTCCGTCGCACCATGTCCAATCTAATACTCTCATCTTTACTTCTACTGTTTTACTCATATTATACCCTCTCGCTCATTCTATTTAAGTCTGTTGATTGTGCTTCGCAAGCGTCAATATATGCATCCCTAAGTATCTTAGGCATCTGAGCAGGGGTCGCTCTAATATGTGTTAGTGAAGCCAATTTCTTCGCTACCTCATGCACATCATTAATATCATACTTTACTGTTTTAGAATCTTCTTTTACCTTAAAGAAAAGTCTATCTTTTGTTAGTGTCTGTGATAATTCTCTTTGTGTACAAAGACCGATTTTTTTCGTAGTTAAATCTTGTTCGTAATATGCTTTAAGCAAATCACTAGAAGTTTGTTTTCCGTTATCTCTAATGTATCTGTAACAGAAATCAACTATGATTTTTCTAGGTCGCCTACTACTCATTCTTCCTCATCCTCACATTCACATTCATAACAAGTCCAACAACCAATACAGTTACCATATTCGCACCACATTAAATCGCTGTCGTGTGTTTCTTCACCGCAATTATCACAATAGATTACATTATCTTCGTCGTTGTCATTCAATCTAACATTACCTGTAATGTATTCACCTGTTTGTAAGTATGGTTCATGTGTAAATATGATACCTAAATCAGATATTACTTTTACGTTATCTTTATCTATACAAGTACTGTTATTAGAAATAGCACCATAAGGCACAATAGCCAATAAACCTGCATCAACTCCCATTTCCGTACCTGCAATCCAACCACGCATTTTTTTTACGGTATTACTAAACTTCCAAGTACCATCTCCAAAAGGGCTATTCCATACTTCTATATTGTAAATTATACCGTCTACGTCCCACTCAATATGAACGGGATATTTATCTTCGTGTCGTACCTCATTTATAGGTATCTTTTTGTATTTTGCTACATCTACTGCATTGTCGTGTTCATTAGCCCATAGAGCCTCACAAAACTCATCCCATCTATTATCATCTATAACATAACAAGGGTCGCCTACATAGTACTTGTATTCGTAATAACTTGGTATCTTCATTTACTCATCTCCTAATAAATATTTTATTTGCCATTCTACATCTGCAATATCATTGTTAAGTCTAGCGTAACTTTTACTTGTTATTTCCGCCTCATTTCTCGCTGAAAGAAGAAGGTTACAGGCACTTTCTAAATGGTCTAAAGCACCTCTCAATTTATCTCTAACGTGCATTTTTTGACTCATAATATCACAACCGCAGCAACTAATACCCCTAATGATATTACCCCAAAAATAACTTGAGTTAATATCAATACCATCATTTCATCATTTATTATTTCCTTAAAACTATCTGCAATCATTCTACATCCCCTCTATCAATGTAAGGCTCTAATTTACTAAACTGTGTGTTATCAACAAAAGATGCATCACACCAAAGCATTGTAAATAATGTCGCTGTAAGTTGTTGGTATATTTCTTCTTCATTGTGTCTAAACCACTTTGAATCAATAAATTGTTTAGCCATATCTTCGGGCATACCTATCTCTCTCGCTGCTGTATAAAAAGCAGCCCAAACAGTATTTTTAGCGTAAGTTTTAGCAAAAGAAATATTAGGGTTAAAGTCGTGTTCACCGTATAATGTCTCTATCTCTTCATAATACTTATGCAAATTAGTTAGTGTATCTTTTAGTGCCATATTTATTCCTCTTCCTCTTTTACATCTCCGATAAAACTAATATTATGTCTTGTAGTCATAATTTTTTCATCTAGTTTTACGGGTATTCTAATACTATTTTTCGCTCCGAAAAGGGAAATGTCATCAGTTGAGTCATCGTTATTAACAATTATAACTCTAAGTAGGTGGCCTAAACCATCTTCCGTATCTCCATATACTAATCTTATTTCTTTTATATCATGTGCATTTATTGATGTATTTCTCATATATTCACCTCATTTTCCATTTTATTTAAGTCTACCGATTCTGTGTCGCAAGCGTCAGCAACCGCAGAGAAGAGATTATCTAATAACTGTTCTTTTGCTAAATTATACCATTCACTACCGATTCCGAATAGTTTGTTAAACCAAATTACTTTTTCCTCATCAGTATCTTCATCTAAATCACAATAAACCATAATCAATTCATTCATAAAATTAAAATAATCTTCTATAAAAAGTGATGCACCATCAGTCCATTCTACAACTAAGTAAAGTTTCTTTTCTCCTAACTCTAAATTAAAATCCGTATTAGATTCATTTATCCAAGAGATAACTTGCTTGGTAATAATATTCAAATTAGCCATTAAGCATTCACCTCTTTGTCAAACTCTTCTTCATTCAATTGAAAACTTTTACCGTTAAAGCAAATACTCGTAATATCTGATAAAACGGTTACTCCATCTTTATCTTTGTAAGCGACTGTAATAGGATAATCATATAGCCAATCAAAACTATATTTATCTTTTTCTCTTTCCTTAAATGTAAAACTGATTATATCATTTAATGTTAAACTCACGCAATCACCTCATATTCTCCCGATTTTACTTTTGCCCTAATAGTATTAATTGAATCTTCTTCTAAGAATCTTAGTAAATATTTGTTAGTGGTTGCCGAATACATATTCCAATATGGCTCATGTAAAATTACTCTATCTCCAATTTTGGTGCATATTGTATGATTGTATGATTGAAATGTTATCTTATCACCATGAAATATCCTAAACTGATTTGCGGCCATAGGATAAACTTTGACTCTGTAAGGATTACTCATGCAATCACCTCAGTTTCTTTTACCACAAAAGAAGGGAATATCTCATGTACTTTTTCTAGTAATGCTCTATGTGAACCATTCTCTGAATCATAGAACTCAAACATATCAGTACCTTCTTCAAATTGTGCTAAGTAATAATTACTTTCTAGATAACCCATAATTAATTTCTTTGTCAAAGGTGTAACTGCACCTGTATTATATTGCCAATCATGTATTTTTTGTTTACCATCTTCATAACTAATTTGTTCTCCGTAGTCACTATAATGACTTTGTACATTACAAAGATAGCCTAAAAACATGGCTATATCTTTATCATCTAAAATCGTAGGTGTTGGCCTACAAGTTATCATCATTTTTCCGTTTTGTCTTTTGCATATTTCTCCGGTTTTTCCGTATCTTGCTCTACCCATATATCTCTCTCCTTTTTCTTTTTACTTAAATCTATTCATTCTGCCTCGCAAGCGTTACCCTACAAAAGATAGGCTACGCCCGAAGGCGTAAGTAGAGGGTACTACCCCCCTACTTACTTTTACGATAAATCTTAGGCGTACATCTCCGTGATAGTCTCCCAAGCGTTTGACTTCATTCTTGCACCTGCTCCTACGATTGCTGATTCTACTTTGCTATCGCTGGATTTTCCATCTTTGGTATGACTCCATGCATGGTCAATATATTCCGTAGCCACATTGAAAGCAGCCCAAGCACTATTTTCCATACCGTTCAAGGTATTTGTATCAGCCTTCTCTAATTCCAACAAAGTATCAAGAGTATTTTGACCTCTAGTACCTAATCCGTAAGGATTGTTAGCATCATAATCTTTGCCACCCTTCATCATATCTTCATTTTGTTTTAGCCCTAAAGTATCTATGTAAAAATTAATTCTGTCATCTTGAGACATTTCAACATTGATTAACTCCGTTGCTGTTTCCATGAATGTCTGATTTAGATGGTCTACAATTTTTAGAGCCTCTACCAATTGTGCAATCCTATCTTCTTGACGTGCTGAATGTCTGATAGTTAGAGCATTTTTATTGATACCCATTTTATTCAACAGACTTTGCATATATGTAAATTGATTACTGCAAGTAACTCTTACATTTGAGGGTAAAATACGTATTCCACCCGAACCGTCATTTGTATTTTGGAGCATGATATATTGGTCTACATCATCCATTCCACCGATAGAGAATCCTTCCGGCATCTTAAAAGATGCTACGATTTTTCTACCGTTATCTACAAGTCCAATCCTATCCCAATCTACTACGCCTCTTTTTACCAAATCGTCAGATATATTTAACAATCTTTCATTTTGCATAACTTTGTATGTGCCTTTTACAACACCAAAAGTTTCATCGGTATCTTCTCTAAATGTCCTAAATTGGTTAGGTATAACCTTCCCATCTTTAGTATAGACTGATTCCATACCAATATTGAAATCGGCATTTGCATTACGCAAAACCTCTTTCACAGTCGTTCCTTGTGCTTCTTTTCCAAATCGGGCATATGCACCCAACATTCCTCTCATTCCGTTACTCATTTTTTTCACTTCCATTTTTTTTTTATTTTCTCCTTTTTGTTTTTTTGCGAATGTTTTTTTAGTGTGGGTTACTTCTCCCACAAAACTAACTAATTAGTCATCCTTTTTAAGTCTTACGATTCTGCTTCGCAAGCGTAATAATTCTTCTCTAATTAAAGGTGCGTTTGGGTCATACTTCATAATCCCATCTCCCTCAACAAATTATGACACTTTTTTATACGAACAGCCGGATTCTCTGTATGTTTTATTTTCAAAACTTTCGGGTCAATTTCTCCACTTTCTATTTTTTCTTGCATCATTCTGTTTATATTATCAGAAGTCCATCCTCTATGTGGGTTTGGTTCAAAGTATAGCGTCAATCCTGTTTTGACTGTAAAATCAAAATCTTGTAATGCTTCTATCGGTGTCTTTGTCATATTTATTTCTCCTTATCTTTTTCTCTCAAGCGTTCCACTTTCTCTATCGCTTTTTTCATTAATTCATTGAACTCTCTTATATACCTATCATCTATTATCGGTGTGTATTTGCTCATATATATCCATCTCCGCCCTACTATTTAAACCTTTTGATTCTGCTTCGCAAGCGTCGAAACTGTTGGTGTGCCGAGGGGCTTTTGTAATTTTCCGCCCCACTTTTTTAACCAATGTGAATCTGATTCTCTCTCTATATTTTTTTCTACCTCAATCCTAACTTCAAATTGTTCATTCTCATAGATACCTACATGATAAGCAACCGCAAGTCCAAAGGGATTTGGAGCATGATATATTGGTCTTGTATTATCAGCAAGATTTTCTAACCATAAATAAAACTCTTCCCCTAAATTAAATCCGTCATATTTATCAAGCCACCAATCTTGATGTTGATAAATCTTAAACTTTATCTTTGCACTTGTAATATCTCTGATACCACCCTCACAACGTACTACGGTTTTATCTAAATCTTTATCTCTAATCCATATTCCACTATACATTTTCTAACATCTCCTTATATGCTCTATTTAATATCCTTAATATAAACTCATCAAAATCGTTTTCAGCATACTTTTCATAAAAATCGTAAACTTTATCAGATTTTACCCCTAGTTCATATTCCATAATTTCGGTAAAAGTATGGAAATCCTTATTTTCCCATTCACGATATGTATCATAAATAAAATCATAAACATTCACGCCTTTATTTCTATCTAAAAATCTTTTTAATCTCATGTGTTTTTCTCCTATATATATCCATATTAGCACTACTATTTAAGCATTGTCATTCTGCTTCGCAAGCGTCCAGCGTAGCCATTTCTTGAAAAGCATCTAGATAACCATCTAGATTTTCGGATTCTATCTTAAATCCCCAAGAGCGAACCGGCAAATGTCTTTGAATACCTGTTTCTTGATTACAAGAATAACTAAAAAGAAAACCATCTTTATCCTCACTCCATCTTTTAACTTCGCCTGTTTGTAAATCTCTTCTCGCTATATATTTCATAGGAAACCAATAAAACTCTTTACCATTTTCATAACGCCACTCAACTTTATGTACTTTTGCCAAAACTCTAACTCTATCTTGAGCCATATAAAAAATATCTCCCTTTTTAATTTCTCTAAACTTTTCTCTATCTTTGCTATTGTAAACAACGTAGTCTCCAATCATTTTTGATTTTTTAATATCAATACCGAACTGCATATTTACCACGAAAAACTACTACTATAAAAAGACTACTATTCTGCTACACAAGCGTTATTTTGTAGGGTTCATTTTTGAGTTTATTTTTTTCTTTTACGGTTTTATTTTGTAGGGTTTTAGTTTTTGGATTTGGAATCTTTTGTAGGATTTTTAGTTTTACTGTAAATATAATAACCTACAAAACACAGGCTATTATTTTGTAGGGTATATGTATGTGCGAAAAAAGGGGCGACCCTACAAAATTATTTTTGCGGAAGAAGTAACTACCCTACAAAATATTTGAATCTGAAATAAAAAAAATGAATCTTTAACCCTACAAAATATAGGCTATAAAAATAAAAAAAGTGGGATGCACCCGAATGGATGCACCCCGAAAGGTTTTTTGACCCTACAAAACAAGTCCTCTCCCGAACCTAATGCCGGAAGGCAAGTTTTACTTTTTTGGTAAATCTAATATTTCTCGGCATTCAATCCGAGTTCATCAATTTTTTGCCTAGCCCAAAGGGTTAAGGCCGGATTCGATTTTCTCAAATCAATTCTTTTTTGAAGTGTCGGGCGGAAATCTTTCATCTCTCAGACCCCGCCAAATAAATCTTACCCGCATTCGTCATTTCAATCATTTCTTTTAGCCATTCGCTATCTTCGTACATATTTTTTGTCTCCTTGTCTTACAAATTAATCTTATCGTCAATCTTACTTAAAGTCTCTCATTCTGCTTCGCAAGCGTCATCACTATTTTCTACAACATGATTTTCTAATTCATACCAATTGATTTTATTCAAATCAATAAAATCTGAAAAGAATCTTCCACACCAAATCTCATTGATTTTTTCAATTTGCTGTTCTAAGGTATCTTTTATCCAATATAAATCAGATTTTGATACCGGCTCGAAATGCAAATTAACTAACCAAGTTTCTCTGTTTGTCCATCCATTATATTTATCATTGTTCATATCTTTTTCTCCCGTATCTTTTAGAATCATCAAGAAGCAAATTAACAACTCTTTGAGTTCTGCCTCTGTTATTCACGCCTCTTTTGTCCATGCTCTCACCTTTTGTTAATACTATTTATAGTCTCCGATTATGCTTCGCAAGCGTCGCAAATTATTCGAGCCTTGAAATAATGCTCTTTTGGTAATTTATATTTAATATCGTCTACGTGTATGACGTGTGCGTCTTTGATATTTTTCTCACACGCACATGAGGCACACACGCCTGTATATTTTAAGAATGAATAATGAGGAATTGATTTTACCTTGACGGCATTTTCTAATTCCCAATTTGCCACAGTTCTTTTGAGTGGGATATTTTCTTTTCTCGCAATTCTAATTTTAGTCTTTGACTTTGGAAACTTAGATTGCATTTTTTGGTCGTAAATCTCAAGTGGTAGATTTTCATTATAATTGAAATCATGTGCATTGATAATTTTGATTTTTTGTAATGTCAATTGAGAATGAATACATGAAGGTAAATGTTGTCTTTTTGGACATCCACATTCTCGAAGTCCTGTAAATCGACCATTACTTGAACCTGTTCTCGCTTTTGATTTGCCGGTAGTGCTTCCACCCTTTGAACCTCTTTTTGAGGCTACGGGACATTTGCCACGATGGACAACCCCCTTACATTGTTTGTATCTGCATGGTTTTCTAATTTTACTCATATTATAAAAATATAGTTCTAGTATATAAAGGGTACTATGTAGCATTCTCCTTATTTTGTAGGGTAACTTTTTGTAATTTTTCATCATCTTATAGCCTGTCTTTTGTAGGGTTTTGTTTTACCAAAAAAATAATCTTTCTATTTAATCTTTTGTAGGGTCTTTCATTTTTTAGAATACCCAACCCCTACAAAATATCTTAGTGTGTGTTTAACAGCAGGTGTAGTTTTTGACACTCGGTGTAGTTTTTACACTAAGTAACTTTTTGACTACGGAGAACCCCTACAAAATAATTGTGGCTAAGCAAATGTAGGAAAATATTTTGTAGGTTTTATTTTGTAGGGAAAAAATCTTAGGTTTACTTTTTGCACCGCCGCAGTACAGCGTTTTTTTTATTTTGTAGGGTTTTATTTTTTCACTCTTCTCTCTGTGTCAAATCCGGCCATGTTATTTTACCCCTACAAAATAATCCCGCAGAACCAAATATCCGTGATGAGATGCTGTTTACCTATATAAATACTACCTTTTTACGGCTCGATATTTTGTAGGGTTTTTTTGCTAAAAAAACATATTTTGTAGGGTTATTCGGTGTTATTCACAACACTTAGTGTAAAAATTGCACTTATTATTATTTTGTAGGGTTGATTTTTTAGGGCATGAAACCCCTATACTTAGAGGACACAAAATAAAATCCATACATATTGTTTTGTAGGAGACAATACTAGGGAATATTACAACACCCTACAAAATAAAGAGATAGATTACCGATAATACTATAAGCAAAACACGACTAGAGTAAAATATGTCCTTAAAAGGTACAGTTAAAGCGGATAGGCTAGGTAAGAAAAATAAGAATGAATGGGGCTACCCATGCCCAAAAAAATACTCTTTTGTAGGGTATCAAAATGGGGCGGCTCGTTACCGTAAAATAACGCAATAAATCTTTTGTAGGGTTGGGGTGCTGCAACACCCCGCCCTCATTTTTTTGTAGGGTTGCCATATTTTGTAGGGTTGGCCTGTGTTGTTTGTCCTAATATGCTACATAAGATTTTGTAGGGATGACATACGCAGTATAGTACAAACCTAATCCTACAAAACTTAACCCTACAAAATATTACCCTAATTACCAATAATGTATATATACTAACAGTACTTCGTATGAATCATGTTGGTTGGAATCCTACTAGGTCTAGTACTATGTGTACTAACTGCAAAAACAGAAGCAAGCCCGAAAACGCAAAAACCTCGAATTGAGGTTACATACTATGTATGTAGAACAGGTAGTAAAGAACAATACTACACCCTATATGTTGATAGATTGATTAAAGGTGCATATGGATATTTCCATACTTCATCCTTTATTCAGAACCTAGCACATAATAAAACTGAGGCAAAAGTAAAAGCACAAGCAATCAGAGATAAAGTAGGTGATAAAGGTGCTAAAATTAAGCAATACGACTCGGCTAGGCCGGTCTTTACTAATATGGAAGCATTTGGTATCACCATGAAGATGAGTCGCCGTAGAACAGTCTGGTATGGCTATATTACAGACAAATCATTCTGGGATGAATGGAAGGCAAATAAAGCAGACATCAAGGCTGCTGGATATTGGGTTATGAAATCCCAAGATTCTGGACGATGGTTATTATTCAGAAAAGTACCGGAAGAGATGTTAAAGTTCGCATCAGATATCTGAAAAAAAGTTGGGGCAAGTCCCCTTCTTTTTTTGGTTTTTTTTCATTATTTTGTAGGGTTTGGAATCTTTCTTTCAGATTTTTTCTCTGAGATTTTTTTGTAGGGTCCTGTTTTGTAGGGTATTATTTTGTAGGGTATTATTTTGTAGGGTTACAATTATTTTGTAGGGTTATGTACATCAAGCCACTACATATTATTTTGTAGGATAACCTTCCCTACAAAATTAAGAGAATTAACCCGTTGCCTATTCATACCTATAATACAAGTCCGGTAAAATATGTCGGAAACATTTGACTTAGGAGAAGAAAGCACTAGAACGCCCTCTGTAGAGATATTCTACTATCCCAGAGGTTATTGGAAGCATCCAGATGATGCATATCCTACCATTGAACAGGTTGTCAATGGTGTAGATTCCAGAACCCTAAAACCTTGGATTAAATTACCAAACTTTGCGATTGTAAGAGCGATTCGAGATAACCCGGTACTACACTACAATTTAATCAAAACAACCGAATCAAGGTACACTACAGAGGCAACAAGCAAGGTATTAGGAACACTATTCGCTATGTTTAACCACGACGAAAGAAACCCACTATCTAGATTCCATGAATTAGGTGGTTTTCAAGACATGATTAGAAAATGTGAAATCCATACTTCAATGAGTGTTGGTGATATTGTAATGATTAGTAATCAAATGTATTATTGTGATGATTTTGGTTGGACAAAACTAAAATCAGAGGCGGATATTTGAAAAAAAAACTGGGCAGAAATGTCCTTTTTTTTGGATAATTTACTTTATTTTGTAGGGTTTGGAATCTTAGTTTTTGAAAACATTTTTAGATTTCAGATTCTTTCAGACTTTGTAGGGTAAAGTTTTGTAGGTTAAAGTTTTGTAGGGTAATATTTTGTAGGCTCATGTTTTGTAGGGTAATGTTTTGTAGGGTAGCACACCAGAAAAAAAATAAAATTATTTTGTAGGGTAGCCCTTTTGTAAAAATAAAAAAAAGGCCGACCACCATTTCGGTGGCCGACCTAATTTTACGAAAATCCGTCTAATATTCATATTTAGTTTTCACCGGAAATTGTTACATCGCCTAATTGAATATCCTTTTCATCTGGTTCATCTCCTTGAAGATGTGCCATTCTATGAAAATACAGTATAACATAATCTGTTTTTGATGCTCTCTTTTGTCCCTTATTTTTGTTGTTCATTTTTTTGTATTTAGCAAGTCTCTTCTCTAAATCTAAAATTGGTACAACTGAGTATATATTACCATGATGTTTTTCATATGTTGGATTTATTAGATTTTCATCATCTTCATAGGTTGTTATTCGGTACATTGGTCTTTTGTTAGTCATTTTATATCACCCCCCTTCTCGACTTTCTCGCATTCATTCTTTCAGCCATTTGTCCGTAGACATTTGATTTTCTTTCTTCTGATATTACAATTACATCTCTAGTACAGATAAAGTCTAGATAAGTAATTTCTGAACTAAATACTGATTCCCATATTTTCAGTTTATCATATTTAGAAACCCATTTTACGATTATTATATCACCGTTTTTCATATTCATATTATCACCGTTTTTTTCCAATTATCAAGACACTCCTTACATACAATTTGAGAAGATTCCCAAAGGTATGTTTTACATCTTGAACACTTAACTAATTCTTTCATGTTTTTTTACCCCCTATTGTAGTGTTTTAAGAGGGGCTAGAAGTCTCAAAGACTCCTAACCCCTTTTGCATCTAATAGTACCCGTTATCCACCTCTTCAAACAATGGCATTTCTGATGATACATTGTTGATTGAATCTAGTGCTTTGTTCATAGCATCTGTTGGTATGTATTTGACCCAACCATATCTGACTTGAGGTTCACTAGATAATGGGTCATTTCTACAAATGAACTTAGCAATAGTAAATCTCCAAGTTGGTCGGCATCTAAAGTCTGGCATATTCCAATCCTCAACGCTTCTAATTTCTCCGGTAGATAATTTCTGTAAGTACTTTGGTTGATTCCATGATTGACCCAGACCAACCATATCGTAAGTTTCTGAATCCCAACCATGATAATTTAGTGTCTCAACTAACATGGTTCCTAGAACTTCTTTGTTACCGTTTTTCTTTTGTTTTGTAACACATTGGAAACCTTGTGAATTACAGTCTTTACAGATACCGTCTACTGTATCTCTGAAGTCTTTGTTATTGCTGAAAAAGTCCGATTGAAATGATTCTCCGTTGCCGATTCTCAGATTAAGTTTTGAATCTCTTGCTTTGTCGAAATCACCTCTCTTGAATACCATTGTTGGAACATTAATAATCTTCCAATAATGGCCAATAATTGCACTTGTATAATATGTCTTTAACTGATAATATTCTAGTGATGACATAGTGTTTCTACACTTTGAACCTCTGGAAATATATTTCTCTTCGGTTGGGTTACTATTTGGTTCCAGAATCATGTAACATTTAGGTGCTTCATGGGTTGAGTCTTCTCTGTAATCATCATTGAAATTACAAGGGCAAATCTTTCTTGGTTGTGTGGTAAAATCTTGCTTAGAATATCTTGAGATATTTTTGTTACTTGGGTCTACTGAACGGTTCAGTTCATCAGTCTTGTAACTACTAACTATTGCATTACTTTCAACAGGTGTAATCTTTAGTTCTAAGTGGTCGAGTTTCTTAGCAGAAATATGAGGTAAATCAATTTCTGGAAAACCGTGTTTCTCTAATGCTTTTAACATCGAAGAAAACCGCTTGAAAGATTCTCCTTTCGAGGTAGTAATACCCAGAGTATTTACTATCTCAAGAAGAGTCTTTGACTCTCCTTCTTCCTCTATGGATAGAGGGCGTTCATCATCAGGCCTAATTACAAAATACATCAGATTTTGCTCCATGTCATTACCTATGTAGTGAAACTATATAGTATGTATGATTTTGATTCTCACCTAAAAATGTGCGATTTTGAGCCAAAAACGCACCTTTTACTCTTCCAAAACTCAGATATAGGTCGTCGTATCACACCGCCAACCCCCTCTCACAATTTTTTATAATTTTTTTCAAAAATATTTTTTTATAATTTTTTCCACTCAAGTTTATGCGCCCCTACTTTTCTACGCCATTTAACTTGGTTTGTACGTTTTAGATATGTAGGTACGATATTCCTAGATAACGGAGTCCAATAATTACTTACATACTTATTTGCTTGCCACGCAATTTCTTCCGAAGTTTTCCAGTCGTCTAAATATCCCTCATCCATTATCTTATCAATAGACTCCTTATAGACAATTTTCTTGCTTTTCGGTCCATGCCTTCTTATTTCTGGGTTTTGTTTATTGTATCGCTTCTTCACTTACCATCCTCTCCTATCTATCACTTTGCCACCTATACCATGCCTGTCTCTACGCTGCATTTGCATTTCACCGCCTAGCCAATCACCACCTTTCATGGTTTTCATAATTACCGGCATATCCGGTGTTCTATATGTGAATTGGTCTATGGCGTGTGCAAAAGCCATAACTGTATCGTTATGCTTACCTAAATCTACAATTAACCCATCACGCCATGCATGGGTTTCTAATTCTTGTAACAATATACCTACTTTTGTTCTAGTAGCATCGTTACCGAAGGGGAATACTATCATTTCTCTTTCAAACCAAACTCTAAGCCTATTTAGTAAACCTTGCTTCAAAGTCCTGTTACCAACCTTACTAGCCCGATAATCTACTACCGCACCCTTTTGTGCAAGCAAACTTTCGTACATTTGTTGAAAACCTACATCCTCAACTGCTATCGGGCAGTTACCATAGCGTTTACTCCACTCTATCAACATATCTGCCTGTTTATCCGGTGGAAAGTCATTTCTTCTCCACATATCTACAAAATGAATATAACCCTCGTCATCTTGTTTCAAACATATCATAACGCTATAATCTTGCCCTAAACCGTGTGCAGGGTCGAACCCTATTACATATCTGTACCCATCCATCTTATCTACCTGCAATATAGCATCCATGTCAAGATTTTTTCTAATTAGCATTCTAGGAAACACACTAGCCTCGTCATCTACTACCTTACACAAATATTCCTGTACAAAGGACAATTCACCCATAGCCTCTTTCTGCTCTAGCAAAAACTTAATTGGTCTATACTCAGACCATAATTCCTTCGGTTTTACATTTTCGGGGTCGGCTTTGTACTCATCCCAATTAGGAATAGCAGACCATGTACCCGATTTCCATGTTTTGTTTTCTAGCATTTCTGTATGATACAAATCATTCATACTCATAGGTGTCCCTACTACGAAAATCGCTGTACCGGGACTTAACATAGGTGTAATCTTTTTCCTAAACCATTGTGCTATACCATTCCAGTTCATATCGCCCATATCATCAAGTACGTCATCAAATGCAATAGCCGCAGGGTGTTCTCCACGAATAGCCGCACCAACCGAAGTAGCACGAATCCATGCACCGTTAGTAAAACGTATTTCTAGTTTGTTACCCCTTTTAGGGTCGAGATACCTAGACAACTGAGGGTGTCTTTTCATATCCTCTCTTATTTCTTCTAATCTTCTTACAGCCAAGTCCTTACTAGCAGAAAACAACCAACAAGTAAAGGGTTTATTACGCCATTGTTCAAAAAGAGCCATATGTAATAGTTTTACCCTTAAAGTAGTTGATTTACTGTGGTCCCTCGGTGCAATAACACAAACACGATGTACAGAAGAATTATCGTGGTTATCACCATACATATCCATCCACTCACCTATGTGTTCCCCCCATGTGTAACCTAACCACTTGTAGAAATACTCTACGTCGTTACGGCTACGTTCCATAGAAAAATTAGTGTTGAATGTACTCATATAATTACCTCGGATGTAAGTCCTTTTTATTACAATGCGGGCATATACCTGTTATTGCTTTACTTTTCATCATTCTGTTAGTAGCCCACCCGCAAGTACGACATCTAGCAGAAACCCACATTACTCATGCACCACCGGAGAAAACAAATTACCTACAAGTCCTAAGTCTTTATCTATAATGTGAGCGCATATACCTGCCCTAGCAAGAACATAACCTTTTCTAGCGTGGTATCTATCATGCCCTGCTAGACTAGGTAGTTGTATTACAGTACATCCGGCCTTTTCTGTTAATCTCATATGATGCAAATGTCCGTGAAACCAATAGTGGTGTTCTCTTTCTCCCCATGCCTGTCTTTCTTCGGTAGCCATAAGTGCAGGTAAGTCATTACCTCTAACACCATCACCATGAGTAAAACCTAACAAAGAGTTTCCGTATTTTATATACTGTCGAGGGTACGGACTAACAATAACTTCTACATCGTCTGTATTTTCATAAAGTGCAGATAAATACATCATCAAAGCAAAATTACTATGTCTATCGTGATTACCACACATAAATACTACTTGTACAGGAGAAACAGCACGAAGCATTTCGATATGTTCTCTCGCTAACTCACAACCACCCATAAGAATCTGTGCCGGAGATGCGGCCATATCTTGT